TCGGCGCACCGCATTGCGTGCCGCCATTGGCGACCGGCACCGTGCCAAGCGAAATGGTTGGGGTTGACCCGCCGCTCGATACGATCGGCGCCGTGCCGGTCACGCCCGTCACGCCCGGCGACGTGCAGGCCCACGCGCCTCGCGTGCCGAGCGCGAAGGCGCCGGTGCCGCCGGCGGCGCAGGGGATTGTCTGGTGGCAGTCGATGCAATATCTCAGCAGGCCATCCTGTTCGACGCCGAGTTGCGCGAAGGAAATACTCGTAATCCACGGCGCGATTACCTTCGTTCCACTCAAATGCGCGTTGAGGTCGTTGCGGAACTGCTGGCCAGCCCCCGGGCCGGAATAGTCGGGAATCGGGGCCCACGTCTGCGCGCGCGAGACCGGCGCGAGCGCGAGCAGCCCAAGCAGTGTGAGCATCAGCGCCAGTGCGGAAATGTTTTTCCTCATCGCCTTTCTCAGAATCCGATTGCGAGCCATGAAAAGCCGTTCGATCGTTCGCCGGTCGGGCCGAGAGAAGTACCACCCGGAACGTCGAGCACGAATGTTCCGCCTGTCTTGCTGTAGGCCACGACGCTTGCGACGGTGTTGAATCCCGAGGTCGATGCATAAAGGTTCGTCGCGAGCGGCGGCAGGAGAATCGCGTTCGGAAAGGGAATCGGCCAGGAGAGAGAGAACTCCAGGTCATTCGGAATCTTCTGATCGCTAAGCGGGTAATATCCCCACTGGATAATCGCCGAGACCGCTCCACGGCTGATGTCGGTGATCGGAATTACGAGATAGCCGTTGCTTTGCAGCGAACCAACGAACTTGGCCATGAAGGCCTGCAAGACGCCGATACTCGCGATGTTGGTGTCCTGGCGCCCCTTTATAAAGGAGGTGCGATTCGCGAGTTGCTGATGCGGCTGGTTACTCAGGCCGATGCCGCCGAAGCTCGCGCCCGAGCCTGCACCCTCGGGCCGGTCGGTCTGCTGGATCTCGTAAATCTCATTTGCGGAAAACTCGGGAGCATCAGTCAGGTTTGCCATCGTTCAAATCCTCAGAAGGTCAGCGTCCAAGTGCCGCTGATGCTCATGCCGGTCGTAAAAGCGATCACCGCGATCGTGCGATGCGCGATGAGCGGCGTCGGCGCCGCCGAGCCGGGCAATCCGACGCCGGTGTGATTAGCGAACAGGCCAAGCTCTCCGATGCCGATGCCGTCCGCGCCCGTGTCGAGCGTCGTCAGACTCCAGTTGAAGGTGACGCTGCCATTGCCGTCCTCGGCATGGCCGTCCAATGTCTTGTAGTACGCCGGCGCGGTGAGCGCCGTATCCGTCACCAGCGGCGCGGCGGTTCCGGAGCCGAAGCCGACTGCGCTTGCAAACTCGCCTGCCGTGTCTCCGCCAAGCAGCGCAGCCAGCGCGGGCAGTCCCGCATTGACGAACAGATTTGGGACTCGCTCGGCGCGCAGTAGGACTCCGTGCCGAAAGAGCCGGTAAGTGACTATTCCAGTTGGACGCTTCATGCTGATTCTCCGTGGATGACTCCACCGATCGTGAGGATTGAGTCCGCGACCTCCGGCTCAGCGGCGCCATAGGTTAGGCCGTGGTAGTAATAGTGCGCATTGTAGAGCGGCGCGATCGGGCCGATGTTTTCCTGGTACGCGGGCAGTGTCAGTGCGATTGTGAGCGCCGCATCGGCCGGCGGCGGCGCGCTATCGACGCCATATTCGGCGATGCCGTTGAAGGTGAAAGAGTCGCTCGGCGCCGGCGCGGCGTCGCGAACTGGCGGCGTCACGAACCAGACCGAATCGAGCCACGAGCGCTCGTTCTTGAAGAAGTTAATCGCGGCAACCGCCTGCGCCACTTGGCCCGGCGCAACGCCCTGACCATCCGCCAGATTGACCAGCACGCGGAAAACTGCCCATCCCTGGTCGGCCGGCCATATCACGCCACCCCAGTTGATCTGCCCCTCCATCAGGACGATGCCGGCCCATCCGAGCGCCGCGAGCGCGGTCTTGACCGCGTACGGTGTCCCGCGTTTCGCGTGCAGGGGAACCGCCATGCCGATCAGTTCGCGGAAAGCGTCGTAATCGCTCGCGCCATCCTGGCTGTCGGTCGATCCTAGTGTGTCGATATCGGTCAGAGAATCGATATCAGTCAGAGAATCGATATCCTCGATCACCGGCGCGGCGAGCTGCCAACTCGGATCGAAGACGTCGAACTGCCACGCCAGGAATTTGATCGCGGAATCGGGGCAGCTCTTCAGCCGATAGACGAGGAGCGGACTCAGATCGATTTCGCCCAGGCGCTCGATAAGCGGAAGAAGCGACTGCGTGCGCAGATCGTTTATCGACGGCGGTGCGACAAGGTCAGCCATCAGCTATGCTCCGCCGACGTTCCGAACGTGATGTTAATCGCGGTGCAATTGGCCCATTGGCCGGTCGTGAGAACCAGGTCCGCCGCCGGTGCGGTCAACAGCACCTCGTAGACTCCGGGAACGCTGAGCGCCGCCTCGAGCTGCGAGAGCACGATATTGCGCTGGACACGCAGGGCCTGGTTGATCGCGAACTGCGCCGCCGCTTCGTTTACCGCCGCCTGAGTCGAAGCCGGGTCGGCGTCCGAATACAAATTCACCGTCGCGGTGATGACGTAATCGACTTCGGTAACTGCAGACGTCTGCACTGTATCGGTCAGCGGCCGAACCTCATCCGCGCTGAGAGCGGCCGCAACTTTCTCCAGTAGTGCGCTATTTGCAATTCCCACCGGGTTCGGCGCCGCCGCCGGCTGTACCGTGACGGGGCCGGTCAGGACGTACACCTGCACCGTGCCCGGCTGCGGCGAGACTACGAGCACGTCGACGATAGAAGGATCGACGCCGAGCGCGAAGAACCGGTATGCGCCCGCAGGACCTGCGACGCTGAACTGATTCGGTGCGGCCTGGATTCGCGTGCGCAGATGGTCGTCAGTCTCCGGACTTGAGCCGCCGCCGGAAGTGGTAGTGTTTGCCGCCGACGCAATCAGTGCGTTTGGACTCAGTTGAACGTTGATCTGGCCTGCCAAATATCCGTTGGCTCCGCTGCCAGTGGTCTGACTCGTGGCATTGACCGAGCCGGAGGCCGCGCCGGCCGGAATAATCAGGTCGGCGTTCGTGGTGAAGATGAACTGTCCGTCGCTCGTGCCGACCGGCGTACCCGCGGCGATCGTGAACGGAACCGTCAGCGCGCTTTCGAGTGTGAACTCGATCGTCGTTAACGCGGGCTGCGCGGCGAGCCGGGTGACGGCGACGAGCTGGCCCAGGTAATCGATCATCGGGAACGCGGAGAAGGCGAGCAGGTTCTGCTGCGCGGCGTACTGGATCGCATTGCGCACCAGCGCCTCGCGATAGGCATAGAGATTGATCAGCAGGCGTTCGACTTGCGCGGGCTGGAGGACGCGGCCGGCGGCGTTCTCGAACGCCGTGATCATGTCGGCCAGAATCAGGTTCGGATCGAGTCCGTCCGCATCGGCGACGAACGTCGGCGTCGGCAGCGATGGAATGCTCGCGCCCATCAGGCACCCGCTCCTACTGCGAACGGAATGTTGATTGACTGCACGGGCGCGGCCGCGCCGGCGAGCTGAAGCTGCCAGTTGATTGTGACGATACGCTGGGAAAGAGCCTGGCTTCCGGTTCCCGCGGCAACCGAGATGGAAATCAATTTCGCGCGTGGTTCCCACTGAGTAATTGCGTCGGTGACCTCGCGAACGATATGCGGTATCGCGAGATTGAGCGGCCGATCGATGAACCGCCAGAGGTCACAACCGAATGTCGGCCGCAGAACGTCCGAGCCTTTCGGTGTGGTCAGGATAATCACCAGGCATTGCTCGACATCGCCATAACCCTGGACGACTCTGCCGATCCCGGCGCCGGTCGCTTGGACCGGCTGTCCGGAAAGTGCCGTCGAGTCGAGCGTCAGCGACCAGTCGGCCGACTGAATCTCCGCGAGCGTGACTGAGTTGGCGCTCATCAGGTGATCTCCGGCGGCGTTCCGGCGATTCCGGCGCCGCTCTGCACGGCGGTCTTGAGCAGATTGATGATGCTATTGATCGCCGCGATGATCGTATTCAGCGATGTCGTTCCGAGACTCGTCGTCAGGCCCAGATCAACCGGCGTGGAAAGAACGATGTCGCCGCCGCCGTTGATCAGAATCTCGCAGCCGTTCGCAGTGACGGTCAGGTTCGCGCCCGAGTTGGGCAGGCCAACCGTCAGCGTGTGCACGCCCGCGTCGTACTTGATAATGCTTCCATCCTGGGCGACGAAGCTCAGCACGTGCTGATTGCGGTCGTACTCGATCTGCGCGCCGTCCTTGAACCGGATCGCGCGCGTGTCGGCCGTCATTCCTGATTGTGGCGTGTCCACGCTCTGGAAAAAGGATCCGAGGACGACGCCGCTCTCGTCATGATCGTCCATCAGGCAGGCGACTTGCTCGCCGACGTCGGGAATCCAGAAATCCTTGTCGTACTGCGAGCCGCGGTTCACGACGTGCAGCCAATAGCTGCCAGCCTCGTCGAGGTCGGGCAGCGTCACGCGCACCCGAGCATTCGGGATGTCCTGTTCCTTGACCAGGCCGAAGCGCAGCGGCGAGGAACGCCGAGTCTGGAGCTGCTCGGAACTCATGTCGCCACCACCACGTTCCTCAGTTCGATCTCCGAGGTGTAGCCGCTCGCGCGATTAACCTTGTGACGGGCAGTTGTGATTAGGTATTTGCCGTCGAACCATCCGAAATTGCTGACCATCACGGTCGATCCGCCGGCGAGGATGACATTGCCTGGCATCGAGAGCGATCCGGTAATCATGTTCGAGTTGGCGTCGTGCAGCGCGGCCTGCGCCTTGAGTGCCGCTTGCTGGCCGTTCTCGCAGCGGACCGAGAGAGAGCGCGTATCTCCAGTCGGCACGGAGGGACTCGCCACCGCAGTCGCGGTGATGAGCTGCTTGCTAGCAGGGTCCTGCCACGCGACCGTCGCGGCTTTGTACACCTCATTCGTCTTTGTCTTGAACTTCCAGGTCGTGACTTCGCCGCGGCTGATGTTGATGACGGGCGCAGCCTGTTCGAGCTGCGGCCGCGCGTAGAAAACCAGAGTGGTGCCGCGCACGTTGAAGTCGTAGTTGTGCGCCTGCGCTATCCGGTGGAGGAAAGACAAATCGGTTTCCTGGCGCTGCGTGATCCGCGCAAACGGAACGTTGATCGCGTCGGGAATCCCTTTGACGGTCAGCCCGTATTTCGCCGCGATCGTGCTCGCGATCTGGATGAGCGTCTGGTTCTCATAGCCGATCGTCCGCTGCGTCCGCATCCCAGGCGTGACAAACGCGGCCATGCATCGCATGTAAACTTTGTCAGGCGGCCCCTTGAACTCGACCTCGTCCACCTGGAAATCCGGACAGGGCACCAGCGTTTCGCCGAAATAGCCAATCGAAAGACTGACCAGGTCGCCGCGCGTCGGAAGCCACGCCTTCTGCCATCGGCGCCCGCGATCTTCGAGCTCAAGTTCCATGTCCGGCGCAAGGCCTGTTTCGTGAGAGGTATAGGCAATCGACAGCGCCATCGGATCGATGCGCGCGGTAATTGGCACGCCCTGATAGGTGAGAAGCCACGCTGGCTTTCGAACCTGCGATGCGACCGCGGCCGCCATATTTAGAGGGTCCCCCACGGCGGCAGATCGAGTGGCGCAAACTCCTGCGCCAAAATCGGTATCGCGATACTTATTCCGCCCTCGAATACCGGCTCTATTGGCACTGACGGATTCGCCATGATGATCGGATTCACCAGGGTCGGATCGCCGTAGTAGCGCCATGCGAGCGAGTCCCATCGTTCACCGGCGACCGTGCGGTGCTGGAAATACTGCGCGGGCGGATTCACCGGCGCCGACGCCGGCGTGGTCATCCCAAATGCCGCGGCGAACTCGGCCGGTGTCTGCGGTGCGGCCGCCATCAAGCTGCCCTCACGATGGTCGAGACCGGAATATCGTTTGGCATCGCGTCGGGCGACGCGCCGCCTGCCGCCGCTGGATTCGACGCGATCGCGGAAGCGCCGGTCGCCGGGCCCGCGAACACTACAACCTGCGCGCCCGTTTCCGGATTGGTGATAATCGTCCCGGCAACGGTCTGGCCAGGTTGCAGCGTACCGGGGGGCACGAGTGCCAGAGGAGGAGTGCTCGGCTGCGGAGGCGCGGCCGGATCGATATTCGTGTCCGGCGCCCATTCCTTGAGCTGCAGGTTCATCTGGATCGCGACCGGCGTTCCGTCAGCGGCGTTCCATTTGTGCGTTTCGCTCGCGCGGACAATCACGAAGCTGCCCCAATGCTCGCCGTTGCCGAACACCAGCGGGAGCGCGTTTGCGGCGTCGCGTGCCGCGTAAATTGCGTCGCGTCGCGCGCGCGGATTCGCGAATGATTTATGAAACTGCAAATCGATAGTCACTTCGTCGAGTTCGGGGCCGGTGAATTGCAGCTTCGGTTTATTCTCGACGACTTTGTGTTCGGGAAACGAAACGGAACTGTCGCGCTTGAGCGACTCCGGCGAGCCGACGACCTGGAACTCGATATTGCCCAGCACCGCGAACATCACAGCTTCGTCCTGTCGCGTTTAGCGCGTTCGGCTTCGAGCGCGTCGTACATATCACGCGCCAGTTTCTCGGCGAGCGCTTTTAGATCCTGATCGTTCCCCACGGTGATGTTGATGCGCGGTGCGAAATGGAGGTGCGTATCGCCAGATGCGCCAGCCGCGGCAACGGGCGCACGCTCGGCGAACGCCGAAGGAAACGCGCGCGCGCCTGCGCGGGGCGGTCCCTGAGCCGCGCTCGCGCCGAGGGGCGTCAGCATCAGCGGCATCGTGACCGCGATCGCCGCAGCGGCGCGCCTGACTGCGGCGATCGCCGGCGCCGGCTTGATCGTGTCCGCGACCGTTCCAATCAAATTGACCTTGTTCAGATTGTGGAGCGGCCCCACCGGCGGCGGCGAGTGGCCGATGAAAAACTTGCCGATACCACTGGCGATATGCTCGCAGGCTTTCTTGATCGCATCCCAATGCTTGTAGATTTCAATCGCGATCAAGCCGAACGGTCCGGTGATTCCGATCAGGACAGCTTTTCCAAGCGTCGCGGCCCATCCGCCAGTCCATGTATTGAAGCTCGTGAAGATCGATTTAATGTCGCTCCATAGCCCAGAGAAAAATCCCTTGACCGCCGACCAGTGTTCATAGATTTCGTACGCGGCGACCGCCAACGCAACGGCGCCGGCGATCACGAGGCCGATCGGATTCGCGTCCATCGCGGCGTTAAATAGCCACTGTGCCGCCGTCCATGCTTTCGTCGCCACGGTTCCAAGCCGAGTCGCCGTGGCGAATGTCTTGAGCGCGGGAAGGAAGCTGACGAAGCCGAGGAGCGCCCCCGATGCCAGCGCCAGGCCGCCGCCGATAATCAATACGGCCGAACTAATCGCCGCTGCGGTTACGGCGATCTTCACGAGCTCCGGATGGTTCTCGGCAAACTCAGCCGCGAATCTCGCGGCGCTGGCCAGATGGCTCGAAAGGCTCGTAAACGCTGGCAGTAACACCGTGCCGATCGCCTCTCGAAAGAGGTTTATATTATTGAGCGCGATCGCCCACTGGTAATCGCTCGCGGCGCGCCGTTTTTCAGCCAGCGCCGCGGCCGAACCTTGCGCGTTCTGCATGTCCTTGAGCGTGGCGCTATATTCTTTCGATTTGTCGATAAGCAGCGCGACGCCGCGAATATCACGTTCGCCAAAGCCTAGTTGTTTCAGCCGAAGGGATTGCTGAGTTGCGGTCAGGCCGCCAAAAGCCGCATTGAGGTTCCGGATGGTGGCGCCCAGGTCGGTGCCGCCCTGCGCGGTTTTGGCGAGAAAGGGCAACAGCTTTGTGTCCGTCGTGAGCTTACCGAGCAGTTCCTGGAACGCGGTGCCAGCCTCTTGGCCGTGCAGGCCGCCGGAAGACAGCAGTGCAAGCGCAGTGCTCGCATCGGTCGCCGTGACGCCCGCCTGTTTCATCGTCGGCATCGCGTATTGCAGCGCGCCCGTGATTTCGCCGATATTCCCGAATGCGTATTTCGTCTGGAGCTTGGCCAGCATGTCGGCGTAGTACTGCGCCGTGCCTCCGAAATTATGCATCAGCGTGGTGAGCGTCCGCGTCGTCTCGACCATCTGCGCTTGCGCGTCGGCCGCGTCGCGCGTTGTCGCGGTGACGAGATCGTTTGCCGCTTTGACCGCGCCGAGTGCTTCGGCATGGCCGAGCATGTTGGACCGAGCGATGTAGTAGGACTCCGCGAGCTGAACATTCGTGACCGCGCTTTTTGACGCGATGCTGTTCGCGAACTTCTGAACTTCGGCGAGGTGCTGCTGGGTCTTCGCGCCATCATCCATCGCGGTCGCGACGTGAGCCATTTCGCCTTGCATCTCGATCGCCGGATCGAGCGTGGACTTTAGACCGTACGCAATTGCGCCGCCCATACCGAGCGCGACCGCGCCGATACCGGCCATCGTGCCGGCGGCCTCGCGCAGGTGCGCGGTGTCGCGGACCGATTTGTTCATGTTCTCGATATTCTTATTCAGTCCCTGGACGGCCGCGGCGGCGCCCTGAAAGCCGACGGCTTTGATCTGCAGGGCGAAATCGAGGAGCTTTTGGAGGGCCATTTAATTCCGCCTTTCGCGCCGTTCAGCGGCCCCTCACCTCGCGCCGATCGCCACGCTCGTCGCGACGACGATCGCGATTGTCTTTCGGCTCTCCGGTCGCGATCTCGACGCGCAGGCGCCGTCCCTGCAGTTCGGTTCCGTGGAACTTTTCGACCGCGCGTTCCGCGTCTTCGGCCGTCATCATCGTGATAAACGCGAAGCCCTTTGGCTTGTTGTCGTAGTGGTCTCTGACCATATCGACTTTCTCGACGCCGCCGACCGCAAGGAAGAGCGAGCGCAGTTCGTCCTCGGTGAGCGCGTAATTGAGATTCGCTACAAAGACTCGGTTGGATGCCACGTTTCCTTTACCTCTTCGGTTTTACGACGATGCGTTCCTGGTTTGCTCGCGGATCGATTCATTGAGCGCTGCGTTATGCCTACGCACCGATTCGATCCAGAACTCAAAATCGTCCAGCTCCATCGAGTTCAACTCGGTGACGGTGAACCCGAAGCGGATGAGAGCGGCGAAGCCGGCGCCGTCTACGCCGGCGCGCGAAAATTTGGATCGGTCTGCAACTTGTTTAGATCGGTCAAATCCATGTCGAGCACGTCCTCGAGCACGATTGGATGGCCGTCGATAAGGGTGAGCTGCGCGACCAGCGCGTATGTGATTGTCATCACGTCGGCGTCCGGGCCGGCGTTCTTCATCGCCTGAACCAGGTCGCGGCCGACGCCTTTGCGGATTTGCGCGTGCTTCCCGCTCGGCAGATTGAAGTCGCTGGTGAACTCCGGCTGCGGCAGAGCAGCCGTATCGAGCTTCACTTCCATCGGACATTCCTCCTCGTGCGTTTGAATTGGCGCCGGCTTCAGCCGGTGATTTCATAAGTTGAAGCCTGTCTCACTTTAAGCGCCAAGGTTGGCGTTGAACTGCGCGAGCTGGTCCACTCCGTTTACTGTGAAGACGTTCGCGAACACGTCGTACATGAAAATCTGCAGGCCGCCGATAGTCAGTTCGCTATGCTGTACCGCGAGGGTCGAAGTGTTTTCGACCGCGGCCTGATGCTTGAACTGCAGCTTGTCGGGATCCTTTATCCATCCGGTGAGAAGCAGCACTACCGGAAGCTGCGCGGCGCGGCCGAACGCCGTGATTTGGTCAACGCTGCCCCGGAACTGGAACATGTGAAAAGCGAACGGGTTGACGACCAGGCTCATCACCTGGGCGTCGAAGCTCTTCCACTTGATGCGTCCCTCGAGCTTGCCGAAACCCATTGGCAGCTCGGCTTCTCCGGCCATGCCGAGGCCCTTGTAGTCGCCGGGCGTGGATTTCGGAAACGGCACGTCCACTTCTTCGCAGCGGCCGAGATAGCTCACGCCGTCGACATAAACGTTGAGGTTATAGAGCGAATTGATTTGCAGATTCTGTCCAGCCATCGGAGCTTCTCCTTACCTCGCGTCCTTTACGCGGCTTGCGCGGCTGTCGTAGTGCCGAGAGTGCCGAGAGGAGCGGTGTCGAGATTCGTGTTCCAGGTGATCCGCTCCAGCGGCGGCGGAGGAGTGATGTCCAGCTCGAATACGAGCTGGCCATTGACTACCGTTGCGCTCGGATTATCCGCGGGATTGTAGCTGGCCGCGCCCGCGACCAGCGCGCCGCGCTGGACGAGGCTCAGGATGAATCCGTTCACGCTCTGCAGGATTGCCGTGATAAGCGCGTTCGAGGTCGGCTGGTCGATGAACTGGAGCATCGCGAGTTCGACCGATTCCTCGACCGCGTCCATCACGCGCCGGACCGGGATAAAGACGTCCATCGACGTCTTCGATGGAAAGGCCGCGCTGCGGTTTCCCCACACGCGCATCCCGGTGGCGTAGGCGTTGAAGATCGTGACGATGCCAGCGGCGTTCAGATTGTTGGTGTCGCAGGCCGGGTCCAGGATCGACGAATAGATGCTCACGTCAGGGCCGACGATTCCTTCGACCTGATGATTCGAGGGCGAATACCAGTAGCCGAACTCGGCATCGACTGCCGCGATCATTCCCGCCACCCATTGCGAATAGGGCGAGTCGTTATTCTGGTTCGCCAGCTCCTGGACCGGATTTCCGTACGAATCGATCGTGACGCCAGTCGGCACGATTCCGGTGTCGTAGAACAGCTCCTGCGGATAGCACAGGATCGTCCGTTTGCTCGAGGTGTTGAATGCCTGGCCGACCGTCCCGCGATTCGCCAGCGCGGCCGCGATGGCAGTGTTCGGACTCGAATCGACCAGTGCGTAGCCGCCGAGCTTCTGCGCCATCGCGTCCAGCGCGGCCGCGACCGTCTGCTGGTCGGAGAATCCGGGCGCGATAAAGAGCTGCGCGAAAAACCCCATCGTCTGGAAGGTCGTGAGAAGCGCCTGGATTCCGGTGTACACGCCGGCGGTGAATGCGCCGACAATATTCGCCGCGGTAACCTTCGTCGGGTCGGCATAACTGAAGGCGATTTTGACGGACGCCCCCGCGAGGATCGCGCCGCCCGAGAGCTGCGTGATGATCCCGTTGACATAGTCAATCGAATAGTCGAGTCCGGCGGTATAAGTGGTAAGGCCGCCCGAATCGGTCACGACGACGTTCGAGACCCCCATGTGACCGAGGTTGATCTTCTGGAGTGCGGGGGCCACCGGAAATGCGAACGCGGCCGCGGCTATCGCGGTCGAATGCGCGATCTGGTCGAACACGTTGACGACAATTACCTGTCCCGCGCCCTGCTCGAGTATCGCCGCGAGGGCATAAGGGATGCCGTAGCCCTGGACCAGAGGTCCGAATGCCGCGGCGGCTTGCTCGGACGCGACGAGAGTCGGCGAATTAGTTAGCGCGAGCTGCGCTTTGGTCTCGACCATCTGCCAGGCCGCGGTTCCGTCGGCGGCGGTAAGCCCGTACAGCACGGTCAGCCACACGGGTGCCACAGTTCCGGTGACACCCGCAATCGTGACCTGCTGGAGATTTCCGTTCGTGTCGATTCGCTGCATCCCGACGGTGAGCGCCTCTTTGGGATTCCAGAGAGGAACCGCCCCGGCTGCCGCCCACATCGGCGCGCGGCCGACAAGTCCGATTACCGAAGACTTGATGATTTGAATCGGAACCGGGCCGCTGGTCGATTCGACTACTTCAACGCCGTGTAGAAATGCTGCTGGCATGGTTTACTCCTGGGTGCCCGATTTTGCAGTCGTCTGCACTTCGGCTTTTGCGGGTTTTGCGCCCGACGCGGTGGAAGCGGGAGCTTCGGCGGCCGGCGCGGGCGATTGCGTAGTCCCGGATGAGGCCGCAGCCTTGAGATCATTCGGGTCGAGCGGACCGGTCTTGCCTTTCGGCCCTTGCGCCGCCACGGGCGCGGCATAGCGAGTCGCTGCGATATAATCCCGCACCAGCCAGTTTTTCTCGGACCGCGTAACTTCCTTGCCGGCGAGGAAGTTCCACCAGCTCACCGCGAAGAACTTGCGGTACGCGATTTCCTTCCCGCTGCGCTTGATTTCGACGATTCCGGTAAAGGGAGCCATCACGGTCGGGACCGCCGCGGGCGAGCGATATTCGTAGACCGACAGCCAGACGCCTTTGGCGACCAGCTCCTTGACGTAGTAGGCATCTCCAGCCTGATTGTATTGCACTCGGTATTGTGGCATCGCGTTTCCTCTCAGTTCGTCGGGAAGGTCGGCGCCGCGCCGCCGCCGGCGACCGCGCCTATTATTTCGCCGTAGCTGAAGCTCACCAGCACGGTCGCGAGTGCTGCTATATTGCCGCCAGCAATTTGAGTGATTATTCCGTTCGGGCCATCGACCGAGTAATCGCTCCCGGCCAGGTAAACGATCGTGCCGTCATGGCTGGTGACGATCACCTTCGAGACATTCTGATTGGGCAGCGTGATTTGGTTTTGCGCATTGAAAGTGAACGGCGCGAAGCCGACCGGGATCGCGGTGATGCCGCCAGTCTCGAGCGCGCTGCCCTTTGTGAAAAGCGGAAAGTCAGGCGTCGCTCCGACTTCGATATTGACGGTCGGCACGTCGAACGACATGCGGTAATACCAGACCCCGCCCTGCTTATCCCGCTCGACGAACTGAGTACCCTTCGGAAACATCTTGCGGCATCCGGGAATCCAGTAGCCGGTAAGAGTCGTCAGAATAGTATTCAAAACTGAGTACGCGCCCGGCGATGGACCGCTAGCCGGTCCGCCGTAGGCCCATCCGAGGTCGCGCATCAGCACGTCGATATGGAAGCGCAGTGTGCGGTCCTGGAGCACGACGGCGGTGTCCTCGACCTCGCTGTAATCGTCGCCGCCATAGACGACTAGGGCGGCGCCGACGCGATGCGTCAGCCGGTAAGTCTCAGGAGCATCGGGATAATGGGCGACTTCGATCTGATTGCCGAGCGCCGTGTTAAGCTGCGCGACAATCGAGGATTCGATCGTGCCGATATCCAGCGACTGCGGCGGCGCGAAAGTCTGGCCCTGCCAGGGCGTGTCGAGTGCGGCGCCCATTGCCTTATGCCGCGAGCCTCCGGGTCTCGGCGCGATGCTTGGCGCAGAAGAGATCGCTGCGCCGGCGCGCCGGTCCGTCGGCCGCCCAGAACAGGCGGCATTCCGGGCACTGACGGACATGCACCGGATTCGCCTTCGTGCCGAGCCGCGGCTTCCGCACTGCGGCTTTCGCGCGGGAGCGCCGCATTGCTTCAGGCGCGCTCAAGACGCGTTCCTTTCGCCAGGCCCGCGCGCGGCATGGCGCTGAGCAGAATTTCCGATCCTTGCGCGCGTGCTTCTTGCGAAACATCGCATGTCCGCATTCCCCGCAACGTACACCCCGCATCCCGTCCTCCCGGCCACGCGCATCATAAGTTTGAATAGTGCGCGACGATGATTTCGCCCGCGCGTTCCATATCGTTGCGATCGGCGCCGAGAAAGGGCCGCGCCGGAATGGCTGCCGGCCCGGGCGCCATCCCGGAGGTGCCGCCAAGCTGATGGATCGCGGCGGCGGAAAACTCGCCGCCGGGAAACTTGCGATTCGTTCCGACCGCCAACTCAGTCGAAGTAGCCTTGTAGGTAATCGATCCGAGCAGGCGCGCGCGGTCGATCAGTGCTTTTGTGCCGTACGCACCACCGCTGGCAAGATAGTTCAATCCGAAACTCAGTTTGCCGGCGCGGCCGCGGAACGCCCGTTTGTCGCGCTTTGCGATCGTCGCCGGGCGAAGCGGCTTCCACGGCTGGCCATCCGGGCCGCGCTGCTGTTCGAACCGCCGGCGAGTGCTCGCGACGAATGATTTGCCGATCGACTCGAGTACCGGCTTGAGTGTGAGCGTGCGCGTCGCGATCTTGCCGAGCTGCTCGACCACCTTCGCGTCGTCCAGCTTGATTTCCAGGTTCAAACCCGCGCCCATCAGAAGCCCCTCAGATTGCCGCGGTTGAAAATGCGGCTCGGCAGCCGGCCACTGGGATCGCCGCCGGCAAGCACAACCACTTCGTCAGCGTCTGGCGCGGGCTCTGAGTTATCGGTCGCGAGGCCGAGAGTGAGTTTGCCCTGGTTGATTTTTTCCAGCGCCTTGAGCGCGTCTTCGTAGCGCTTGCGCGCATCATCAAGGTCATGCAGCGGCCGGAGCGCCTGCATCCTGTACATTGCGATATCGATGCACATCGCCTTGAGCAGTCCGGGAATCGTGGCTGTCGGAAGAGGCAGCGCGAAGCGCGCTTCAAGATAGGAATCGATCATGCTCGACGCGTCATTGAGCGCGGTCTGAATGAATGCCGTGTTTACGGTCTGAGCGGTCGGATCCTCGTTGGTGAGCTGAACCAGATCACGGTTCGGAAACTCATTGATGACGTCCTGGGGAACTGCGTAGCTCATCTTGTTGTCGTTCCGTCCAGTTGCCGTTCAGTTGAAACAGTGGATACCAGCGGGAAGAGCGCTGGCATCCACTTCGTGCGAGTTCATCCCCAGACCGTCACCATCACCAATACTTCAGCGTCAGGAGAGATACTCGCTGACGATAAGCGTCGCGCTGTTTTGCCAGATATTCGTGCCGGGGACCGCCGCTACCGCGCCGGCCGCACCCGCGATTGCGCCAAACTCGCTGTGCAAGAGTTGGCGCGCAGTTTCTTCCAGAGAAGGCGGCACGACCAGGAACTTGGACTTCGGTGTTCCCGACCAGGCTCCGAAAGGGGCGCCCGCGTCGGTCTTGAAGCCGCGAATAGCAGCGATCGCCGCGGCGTAGTTCGCAGGGTTCGAGAGGTCCTGGTTGCTCGCATAGGCGAGCTGCCAGAGGCCGACGCCCGAGTTGCACCGCGCATCGACGCCGTAGCGGAACTCGCGGCGATTGAATACCGCTTCGTCGGTCATCGTGTTCATCCGGCTCACGGCATAATCGCGCCGCAACTGGAAGATGAACGGACGGATCGGCCGGGCCGCGTCGACCAGGAACCAGTACGCGCCGCCGCCGGCCGAGTTCAAATTTGACGCCACGATCTGCGCGCCCTGGTTTGCCAGTCCGATGTTGTGATTGCCGAAGAAGGCCGCGCCATCGTAGGCGAGAACATTGGCCGGAGTGGTAACCGCGTTTTTGATCAGCCCGAAGATCAATTCGTCAGGATGGATCTTCGCGTCCCATCCGAGCTGCTCGATCACCGGTTCGTAGACGCCGTAGGTGTCGTCTTCGATATCCTCGCGGAAGATTCCGACCGTGTCTTCGAAGGTCCGGTTGATGACCGTATAGGCGTGCGTTTCGAGCGCCTGGATAACGCGGTCACCCAGCCATTCCCGAAACTTCGTCGTGCGACCGAGCCACGGATAGGTGGTCTGCCGCGAGGTGGCCCTGATGATGCTCGAGATCAACTCGTAATAGGAAGGCGCCTTCTCGAAGCCGCGCTGGAACACGACGTCGAAGCCGGTGAACATCGCGTTGAGATTTGCTGCTGAAATTTCCATATCTGCCTTTTCTCCGTTGCGTTCCTCAGCGCCTCATCACGTCATCAGGTCGCGGAAATGGACTGATGCCAGAAATCCACCCAGATCCCGCCGGAGGCGTCGATTGCGACGATCTGGCCCGCCGCTGCGCGGGTCTGCACGGTATCGCCGCTTGCGCGGTCGTTCATCGACACGGTGTGGTCATCGAGCGCAAAGCATTCGCTGCCCACGTTCGCTGCCGCGATCGCGTCGAGTCCGGTCGCGTTGTCGAACAGAAAGACGCCTTTTCGCGCGACTATTGATATCGCGCCGGCGGCTCCCGGATTGTTGAGTGCGTTCTCGCCGGGGATTCCGTTGAGCACCATCTCAGCGCGTCCGATTATCCGGAGCGCAACGACGGTCGGGCTCACAGAAGCCGCGGCGGGCACCGCGTTGCCAGCGGCATCGAGCGCCACAATGCCGCCGAGGTACACATTCGTGTTGGCCTCGACTGGCAGAACTCTCATCCGGCCGCCGTCCGCCAACTCCGGAGTGTTTCGCCCATTCGCTAGTCCAGCCATGTCAGTTCCTCATTGCGGTTAAAAGTTTTTGCTCAGGCGACCGTCGCCGAGGTGCTCGTGCGCGCCGCCTTGGACTTGGTGAACTCTTCGGCGGTGAGACCGAGCGCCGCGCAAACCGCGGTCTCGGCCCGATTCAGAGACGCGCCGGCGCCAGATTCGGGAAGGCTACGGAAAGTGCCGCCCTCGTCCTGCAGCATCTTCGGCTGTTTCGCGGCAAACGTGGCGAACCCGGCAGGATCCGCCGCGCAGTATGCGAGTGCCCAATCTTTCTGCGCGGCGATGATGCGGCCTTCGCGCATCGCCGCCATCACTGCCGTCTCGGCCTTCTCGCGCCTGCGCTCCGCCTTCATCGAATTGAACTCGGTGACGACCTTCTGATAGTCGGCGACCGCCACGAACTTCGACGCGTCGATCGGCGCCGGCTGCTGCGCGTGTGCGGCTGACGCGGTCCGTTTGCTCATCGCCTCTTTCTCCTTGGCATGCTTCTTCGCCATCTCCGCGCGCGCGACCGGCGTGGGCGCGGCGTCCAGCTCGCTCGCCTGGCGCGCAGACATTTCCTCGGGCGATTCGCTCGCGTTGCCGTCCGCATCCCCATCCGCGTCGCCAGCGGCGTCGGCCGAGGCACCGTCAGTGCCGCCGTCCGCGTCGTCGTCCTCGTCGCCGTCGGTCGCAAAGTCCATCGCCTGGGCCGCTAGCTCCATCAGCTTGGCGGGAGGGAGATCGGGAAAAATCTTTTCGAGTGACGCAACCACTTGCGAGAGTTTTTTATTGCCGGTGTCGTCCGCCATATCTGGCTCCTCTGAAGCTGCTGAATGAGAAAGGCCAATCTTCGCGGCCGCGACCGCGGTTAGATTAAGGTTCGGATTGTTGGTCAACGAGGCGCGCAGGATGCGCGTGATGATGCCGGCCTGCGCTTTTTTGTCCTCATTCGGGCCGCCCACGAACTGGAATACCGGCGAGATGTACCGATATTGCCTCGACTGGATAGCCTTGGAGCCGTCAGCGTTCCACTCGACCCGTCCCCAGATTGCGCCGCTGCGCACCTGGAACTCGCGTATCCAGCCGACGGCCGGTGCGGGACGTCCCTCAGGTGCGGCGAAGTCGGTCGCATGATCGAGGTCGATCGGCAGCCCGGCGTCCATCCCCATTGCGAGCGTCGCGGCGATGACTTGCTGCGGAGCCTCGTTGAAAAAAGGCCCGCGTCCGTCTTTGCCGATGAACCTGCCGGCGGGAAGCAGCTCTACCCACTCCGGAGGAGTGGCGTTTTCCAAGGCTTCTATCGCGACGGCGTGCGTCGAGAGCATCGCCGCATTTTCAGATTTCGGATGAAGCTTGCCGTCGGCGCCCAGCGTCTCGGAAAGCTCTACGCCAAACTTCTTTGCGGCCGCGACGATTTTATTCCACGCGGCGCGTTTGGCAGTCTCGGACTCGAACTCGGTCTGATCAAAGCGCGCCGCGTCGCCGCGGACATGCTCCGCGTCGACGAGCGGAAGATGCTTCCCGCCTTTGGAATCGACGTAGGCGAAATCCTCGGCGGGAAGATTTTTGCGTTCCTTAGCCGAAAGATCAGCCATCGCCGCTACTTCATGGCGTTTCTCCGTAGGTGTGAAATGTTTGCGAAACAAGAGGCGCATCGCCGCCGATTCTGTTCAGCGCGCGCGCAATCGTAAACGGGCGAACTAATTCGCCCTGCCGGGTGGCACCGGCTTCAGCCGGTGCGGGGTCGCAGGCTAAAGCCTGTGCCACTTAATCAGGAATGATCTTTATGTCGGGATGAATAAAGATGCCGAGAGCGCGAAGCGCCCTCGCGTCCTTGGCGTGCAATGGAGCGGACTCCGCGACCGGCTTGAGCGCGTCGTCATTCGGATCGCGCCGGGCGCGCCGTGGCTTGGAATCGGCCGCGCGGCTACTTTTCAATTTCTTCAAGGACGACATATAGCTTTCGGCCACGTCTCTTTGCTGACTTTACCCGGAACGCCGTCCGCGGCGCAAACAGCACCTCGCGTTCTCGCGCATACCCCGAAATCGGACCGATGAAATGGCCGGTCTTGCTCTCGATCCGGAAAATCACGCCCTCATCGCCAGCAAATTTCTTTGCCTGGCCGCGATAGATGCTCGAGCTCCAAAATCCTTCGTCGAGCAGGTCCGCACCTTTCCGGTATTTTGCGATCCCCTCCGGCCTGAGACGCCATTTCTCGCCTCGCCACACGGTCCCGCGCACCTTCGGCAGAGCATTCAGCGCGCGCACCAGGTCGAAATCCTGCGGCGTGAGAGGATCGCCAGCGCGAAGGTGGAAATTGAAGCCGGACGGCGCCACGGAATATCGGTACGCCGCCGTCAACTGATCGGGCGTCCAGCGCTTCAGAATCTCGGACGCACCGTCGCGCTTCATCATCCGCGCGCGGAGTTTCTTCTGCGCGCTGCTCGCGCCCTTCCATGCGACCGATGCGGCATCTTCAATCGGATCGGTCGTTTCGGGCGTGGGCGGCGCCGGGATCGCGGCGACGGCGCGGGCGATATCTGGATCCGCCGTCGCCATCTTCTCCGCGAGCATCTGCTCCGCTGTGGCCGCCAGCCCCGCTTTGCCGGGGTTGTACGCGAAGCCCGGGCTGATGCCATCAGGGACCTGGCTGGTCTCGCCGGTGCGCGGATTTGTGTACTCGTAAGTGCCGGAAGGCGGGGCAGTCGCATTAAGATGATAGCCCTGCCGGTCGATATCCTTGGCCGAGAGCGAATCCACCAGGCATTTGCAGTTCCAGCCGTTGGGCGGATAGTGAGTGTCCCACCAGGGATCGTCGGCCGGCAGTATCGTGCCCGACCAATCGAGATGTTGCGGGCGCGGATGCGGGTCAGGATCGTCGTAACGCAGGTACGGCAGGTCTTTCTTCGTGCGCTGCACTTGCGCCCACGAGCCGGCCGAATATGACATCCGGAGATTCGTGTCATAGATGATCTGCAGGCGGCGCGCGGAGCCGAGCTGCACCTCGCGCTTCTTCCCGGTGAGCGGGTCGGTCATCATCTGCCGTCCCCACCATCCGCGAGCGCGCAGAATCGGTTCGAGCTTGGCCTGGAAATCCTCAAAGGCTATCCCATCCGCGATAGCCTCATCGACGACCGCACGGATGTCCTCGAGCAAATCGATCGTCATCGCTTTCGCGACGGTGAAGCCGCGCGCGTGCTCTTCCTGCCAGACGTCGCGCCAGTCAAACCCGATTTTGTAGCCCTTGTTGCGGAAGTACGCGACCGCGTCTTCGGGCGCAACGGAAGCGAAATCGAAATCGGACGCGTCGCCGTCCATTTATCTGAGTCCGTATGCTCTTTTGAGATTTTCCGGAATCGCGCCGAAGCGACGGTCGCGGTCATAGACCTCGTGCCAGCCGAGATTCGTGGTGACGCAGCGTATGCATGCGCCTCCGGTCTCGAAGGCGGTTTTCATCGGCACGGGGGCCTTGCACAAAAGACACCTGAAGGTGCGACGCGATGGCGCCAACACCGGATGACCGCGCCTGCGCCTGTCCTCTCTCGGCAATGCCGCCGCCATTCTCTTACTTCCGGCGCCGACGCTTGCCGAGCTTCAGACCTGCGTTGCCGGCGAGGTTCATTTGCATCGCGGCCTGCGCGATCATCTCGACGAATTTATCCGGGTTCATGCGCTGGACTGCGGCGACTACGCGGTGCTTCGCATCGGTGAAGTTTTTGGCTTTGCGAATTTCGGCCATCAGTGGCCGGATGATCGGCGCCATCGCTTCGTCGGACTGATTGCGCAATTTTTCGACGAACCGGTCGATCGCGTCTCCATCGCCGCCGCCTTTTAAGGGCGCCGAGCGCGCGAGACCGTCCTGACCCCTGTCCAACGTCGTTCGTACGCCTTCTGTAGAGGATGGCGCGGAACGGCGCCTCGTGCTGGCGACCTCGACATGCCCATTTCGGGGCTGCTCGCCGTCCACGTCGGTAAAAAGGCCCGCAAGGTTCGAATCCTGGGGCGATTCGTCGGGTGCTTTCGGCGCTGGTTCGGCGCCCGCCAATTGGCCGGTCTCCTTCGCCACCGGATGCAGTATCGGCTCGCCATGCGCGGGCTCCGAAAGTCCAAACTTTCCGAGCATTCCTTTCTGCGATACCGGCAATCCTCGATCGATCAGCGGCGCGATCGATTTGCTGAACGCCTCGAGGTCTTCTTCGTCGGGATATCCAATTGCGATTTTCGGGTAACGCTTTCGCTCTCCCCGGTTTAACTTGACGATCGGCCGCACCAGATCGCGCGAAAGACACGCGCCGAGCTGTTTCGCATCGGCCAGCGCAATATCCTTGCGCACATCGTTATGCACCGACGCCGCGGCCTTGGATCCGCCGCCTCGCGGAAGCTGTGTCGTCAGCGTCTGACCCAGGACGCCCTTGCTGACCTGGTTGTCGATATAATCGCAGAAGCCTTCGTACAGCTCCGGACTGGCGCGCAGATTCGATTCGACGAACTCAATCAGCATCGTTGCGGGAACGATCGCCGCCGCATCCGTTCCGATTGCTGACACCGCCTGCAGCAATTTTTGCTTATCGGCCTCGGACGCACCGGTGCCGTACTTGCCTACTCTGAGCGGCTGCCCGAAAGTCTCCGCGAACGTGACCCAATCCTTCAGGATGTAGTTCTTGAACAGATAGGCCCATCCGGCCAGCCGCGCGATTCCCCCCCGAATCGGCAGGCCCGACTTTGCCTTTGCGATATGTGTGATGAACTTGAACGGATGCAATGGCTCCGTTGCCGGCTGGATTCCTATTTGCGCGCCGGTGCCGCTGCGGATATTCATCGGCGCGAGATGCGCCGCGCCGGTCGCTGGAGGATTGTTTACTGTCTGGCCGCCCGTGCGCAGCGTGCGCACCAGCACCTGCTGTCCCGAGATCCAGTCAAACATGAACCATCGCGGGTCGCGCCACTCGAGCCGCTGCGGCCGCCACGGAACTTCGTCCCGGTCCCAGATAATCTCGGTAGCGGAAAATCCCTTGCCGACCGCATCGAGAATATCGAACAGCGAGGTTTCAAAATCGAGGTCGCCTTCGAGCAGGATGTCCCGAACCAGGTCGGCGTCGTAAATGTCCTCCGGATTGCTGGACGCGGCCTGCACCGAAATTTCCATGTGCGCGACCGCATGCTTCCGGACGCCGAGCACCGCGTTGTAGTGGAGATCCTTTTCCTCCATCTCTTCCGCGAGCGCGAGATAGAAATACGGATCGCCAATTTCGGCGTCGCGCAGAATCGAGACCAGCCGCTGGGGAGTAAGCCCGACCGAGGGATGCGTGACGGAATAAATATTCCGAATACCAGCCATCGTCGGCGCGGCCTGCTCCTCGTGCAACAGGCCGAGGTCCACCGGCCGCCCATCCGGGGCATAAAGCAGCGGCGTCATCGGCGCTTCACCACGGCGTTCTTCTGCGCGGCCGTCATCTCCTCATAGACCGCGTACCAATCGGTCGCGATCTGATGCTGCGCGGTCTTCAGGCCAATCGCTCCGGCGCACACCTGCTTGTGCAGCCAGTTTTCGACAATATCTTTCTGATGCGCGCCGGGTGCGGGCGAATAAGGTTGCGGCCACAGGTTCCGGATGTCGTTGCTGCCGCCGAGTTCCAGTGAAATGAGATGGTCGACCTCGCAGCAGACGCCCTTTTGCCGAGTGCGATGGTACTCCGCATAAACCTGCTGCTTTTCGCTCGCCGGCACATTCCGCACCGACGCGGTGCGGAACTTCGGGTTGCAGAGTTGCTCCGCCGTCGCGCGGGTAACCGCGCCGGGCGTCAGATGCGAATCCGGCATCACGACTTTTTCAGATGATGCCCCGCGCGCGAGAATTGGCGCGCACAGAAACGCACACGCCGCTATGAACGAAACGAGTTTGGCGCGCCGAGAGGGATTTGAACCCTCGTATCTGCCGGGCGCAAACGGCAGCGTCCTCCGTTGAACGATCGGCGCGTTCATTACCATGCTCCCCGGCCAAACCGCGCCGGCCCCCCAAACGGATTGCCGCGCGATTTCCCATCATCATCGTCATCACCTATTTTCGCGTCGCCGAACTTCGTCGCGCGCGGCGCCGGTGTGTAGTCGTAGCCAATCACGTCCAGCTTGGAGGCGAAAAATGCCAGCGCACCCGCGATTGCGGAGTCACCGTGCCGCTTGCCCGCGCCCGAATGAGATCGCGTGCGCACGTCCGGCACGCGCGTGATGCCTTTTTCGGTGCGCAAAGCACTGTGGTCGTTCAGGATATCGGTATCGAGTGGCAGCTCGATCGTGTCGTCCTGGAACGCCGCGATATAACCCGGCATGTTCTGGAGATACCAATCGACCGTGAAACGCACCGGCGCGATATGCTCGCCATATCGCTGCATCGCGGCCTCCGCCAGATAGCCGCCGTTGCCGCCGGCGTCCAGCGCGCCTGCCGTAAAGCGCGGCAGATGATCGACAATCCAGAAAAGTATCTGTTCCTGCTGGCGATACGGCACGTTGCGCAGTTCTACCACGAACGGCGTGAGCCGTTTGAGCGCGGCGCCGAGCTGCATCGGCCAGATGACAGTCAAGTCGAGCGTGCGGCCGAAGTCCTCACCAAAAAAGCTGAGCAGCTCGGGATTAAGCCGCGGCAAAAGCGGCTCCAAATTCTCTTTTATGAACGCGTTGGCGGACGACCGGCGCTCGTCATCCGTCAGATGCACGAACTTGTCGTCACGCTCCCACCGAATCACCGGAGCGTCCGCCGTCATCCGCGATTCTATCAGCGCGCGCGGCAGCGGCACCGAGCCGCCGAAGCGCGGGATGCAGAAAAGTTCCTCATCGACGTTCTCGCGGTAGCGCGCGATAATTCCGTCGCGCCATTTGATCTCGCTCTCCCGGCTCCAGGGCTTTCCGGTGCGCTCGCAGACCTTGCGATAGAGACCCTCGCGCTGCGCCTGATTGAAATCCACGCGATGCAGCGAATAGGGCACGCGGCCGGAGCGGCAATCGTTCACCAGAGTATTGAACGGATTCTCGGCGCCGTTGTGCGTCGAGATGATTCTGACCTTGCCGCCCCACACCAGGAACGCCATCGCCGCTTTGAGCAGTTCGTCCGGGTCATCGACGAATGCGAACTCGTCCAGCACCGCGATTCCGTCGCGTCCGCGCAGATTGCGCGGACGTGACGACAGCGCGACGATCTTGTGGCCGGAAGCGAAATCAATTCGATACGCGAGAATCGCCTTTCCCTCGTCCTCGTACAGCACCTCGCGCATCTCGCTCGCCGCCTCGTTGAAAAGCTTCGCCCAAAACGCGCAGTCCTCGATAAACTCGCGCGCGATTTCCTGCTCGTACGCGATATACCAGACGTCTTTGCCGTCGGCGCGGGCAGCCTGCAGAACGTCATCGGCTGATTCCGCCCAGGTGAATCCGATGCGGCGGGATTTCTCGGCGACTTTGACGTCCGCCTCGTCGGCGATCCATTCCTGCTGGTACGGCAGCAGCATCCGCTGGAGGTCAGCCACTGGCGCAGGCCTCCGCAGCCGGCGCGATCGCGCCGGCCCCGAGCAAAGCGGCGCGAATCTTTTCCGCCGAGCTGCTCGACAGGCCCGCGCGCTTGGCCTCTTCGGTTACGCGCTCGCTGGCGGTCTTGAGTCGCGCCGCATATTCGTCGGCCCATTTCTTTTGCGTCACGCTCGCACGCGCCAGCGATGCGATTCCGCGCGCGAGAGTCGCGGCCTTCTTGCCGTCGAGATCCTCCATCTCGAGATCAACCAACATCTGAAAGACGCGCTCCTGGAGTAACCGCACCAGCGCATCGTTCATCGTGTTTTCCGAGTCCGGAGATTCGGCGACGATCGCGCGCGCCTGCTCGGTCGCAAGCTTGATCGCCTTCAGCCTTTCCTCGAGCTTCTGGCCATGCTTGTGGACGGCGCTCTTACGGATTTCGTAGCCCTCGCCCGAGAGCCAGTCGGCGAGCTCGCGATAGCCGGCGAAGCCCTTCTTTATGATTCGCTGGTCGAGTTGCTTGCGGAGATCTTCAGGCAGCCGGGCGATAATGGAGCGCTGCATTTGAAAATTACCGCCGCGGGCGCGCGATTCCCGGCTCGACTGGCGCCGTGTATTCGACCAGGTCGATTCCCGCGCGGGTCAGCGTTCCATACCAGAAATCCGTTTCCTCGCCTTCGATCTCGATCAGCTTGCGCATCCGCAGGTAATCCAGCTCGCGGCGCACATCGTGCAGGGAAAACAGGAGCTTCAAATCCACCAGCACACGCCAGACGATTTGCTCGGATACCGCGATCGGACGGCCGGCGTCGATTACGCGCAGTATTCGCCAGCGCGCGTCCTCTTTCTGCTTCTGCTCGAAGTCAAATCCTTCCGCCATCGATCATCCCCCGCAGGTCCTTCATCTCGTCGCGTATTTCGTCCCGCAACCGGTCTATCTTTCCGTCCAGCGTCGACGAGAACCGAATCCAGTCCTCGCGCCGGACGTACTCGAGCGGCAGCGTGACCCTGATTTCGTTCAGGTCTTTTTCGAGCCCGAGCAGACGTTCCTGGTGGCGCACATCCTTGCGATCGCGCCGCGCCATGACCCACTGAACCGCGGCGATATTCACGCCCAGGAGCGTTACCGCGACCAGCGCAAAGGCCGCGATCGTTTGCCAATCCATCCATCCCCCTTTTTTCAGCGTTGCTTGCGCAGTCCGATGATGAATCCTGCTATCAGGCCGCCGACGGCTTCGCCGCCGATGAAGTAGGGTTTGCGGTCACGGCGCCTGCCAGGACTCCTTTGACGGAATCTTGCACTACGGACTCCACGGTCGCCTGTCCAAGCGCGACAGCGGTGTGCTCAAAGCCCGGCAGCCCAGACTTCACGGCCTGGAAGATCAGGTTGCAGACGGTGCCGAATTTCCAGGAACCGACCGCGCCCGCGAACGCGGGATCCGATTGCACGCTCGCCACGACCTGCGAGGTATAATCCTTCAGCGCCGCGACGAATTTCGGGAGCGCCGCCTTCACGTCGTCGACCGCGATCGCCTCGCCGCTGGCGACGGCGCCTTTCACGTCGCCCCACACCAGCGCCGCCACGCCGGCAACATCGCTGTTGAACTTTCCGACTTCAGATTCCAGATCGGTTAAAAGACTCATCTTTCTCTCTCCTGATTCGTTGCAGACGTTTGCAAAATTACCGCTGTTTCTTGAGCTCAGCCTGATACGCGTTGATTTGCCCGCGGTAGAAATCGCGCATGTACAACGTGTCGTTCTCCAGCGCCCTTATTCCGTCGAACATGGCATCGCGATCCACCTGGTCCAGGCACAGCGCGTATCCGGGACACTGAGTTCCGGATACGGCTGGCAAATCCGGCGCCGGCACGGGACTCGCGAACGCGAATGGCGCGGGCGGCGCGCAGGCCGCGGCGCCCTTCACCTCGACCAGCGCGGGAGAGCATCCGGCGGCGATGCCGGCACTGAGAATGAGCGCCGAAAATATCGGTATCGCTTTGCACATTCGCGGTTTTCTCCGGTCTGATTATCGCCGCTGATTTGGCAGCCGCGGCGGCTGCGGCTGCTTTTCCAAACGGAGGGGGCTGCACCAGGCCGCGCAGATGGATTCCAATCGCGGCGATCGCCGCTCCCGCCGCCCCGAGATAGCCGTGCGCTTCATATCCCGCCGCGCCGGCCACGATCGCGTAGCCGGCCAGCTCGGTTCGCTGGGCCCACGAGAGCTTTTTGATTTCCGCGATCGCGGAAACGTAATCCTTCACGCTGAAATAATTCATCGGATTCCCCTCACAGCACCGGAATCGTCAGCATCGAAGCCGCCTTGTCGATCGGATCCGAAAGGTAATCCATCGGCGATGCGCCGCTGTTTTCCTGTTCGTCGATCAGATGGAAACCGGCGCCAGAATCGCACCATTCGACGAGCCGATGAGGCGGCGAAATAAATGGGATCGGATTGGTCGCGATATCCAGAGCTTTCCCCGTTCCCGGCTCCAATTCTCCGGGCAACGGTGCGCGCGCAACCACGCATCGCGCGATAAATCCCCGCTCGTGCGTTTGCGCGCAGCCGCCCATCGCGACCGCGAACACCGCGACCGCGCTTACGAGGATCGCGACGACGATCATCTTCGCGGCGAGCTCGCGGATTTCCGCCGCGCTCATCGGACCGTCGATTCGTACTCGCCCGGCACATTTCCTTTCGTCGCTATTCATAGGCCCGGTTGAGCCAGCCATTGAGGAAGCGGCTCTGGCCACGCACCAGCGCCAGGCCGCGGTAATGCCCGGCTGCCTCGCTGCGGATCGCGGCGAGCATCGCGTCAGTCCGGTTCTCGCTCGCGATTTGATGAGCGGCGGCTCGCGTGCGCGGGCCCAGGTTGTCGGCTTCGGGAACCGCGATTCCGCAGGCGCGACACGCGCGCTGCACGATTATCGCGGCGTCGCCGGGACCGACGTTGATCGCAAGGTCAAAGACTTTCGGCGCGACGGCGGCAGGCAGATCGTCATAGGAGAAGCGTATCCACCAGTCGAACCAGTAGATTTGCACCGCGTCATCGCGGGTCAGATCAGCGATATCCAGGTCGGCGTATTCGCGCTTCGAGATGCCGAAATTGGTTTCGCCGCCGGCGTCGCCATCGCCGGACGCACGCCGAGGCGATTCATAGCCGCCTTCGTCGCGCAGGACTCGGCCGACCGCCGCGACGAACTCAGCCGGAAACTCCGCAACCGGAGAAACCCCGCCGCGATTCGCGTGCAGCCATCCGACGAAGGATGGGCTGAATTTATTCGCCTCTTGCAACGCACGTGAGGATATTTTCACTCCCGCGCGTGGTACACGGGCGAACTAATTCGCCCGATGCGTGAAAAGCGCTTTCAAGGATCTTCGGGTACTGTGAATACTCGCGGATTGGCGAGCCATGCGCGCACGACCCTGACGGCCATCTCTTCCGATGGCAGTCCGGAAAATAGTGGATCGACTGTGCATTGCGTCGAAGGCACGCCGGAAATGCGGTTCCCCTCTTCTTCCAAATCGCTCCGCGAGAGCGAATCAGCCGCGCAGCCGCAGAGCGCCGAGTTTGGAGGGAAGTGTTTTCGCCACCACGGATCGTTCACCTCCAGAACGATCCCGTGCCACTCGGAATGGCCGCAATCGTCGGCCAGCGCGGTATAGCGGAGCAACGGCAGAATTTGCTTGGTGCGCTGCACGCCATCCCAAGACTCGGCGCCTCTCCAGATGGCCGAGGTGGCGAAGCAGAGCGGTACCACGATCTCGGCCGCAGGGTGAACCTTGTTTCGGCGATTGGTTTCCGGATTGATCACGAAAGCCGACTCGACCCACCAATCGCTGGCTCCGAACATCGGCTTCAGAAGTTTCACGACGTCGCTCTCGTTGGTGCCATTATCGTGCGCCGTGCGGAGCGTATAGATCAGGCTTTTCTCAATTGCGGCGGCTTCGTCGGCAGCGCGTTTGGCATTGGCAGCATCGGCGCGCGCGGCGCTAGCCTCACTGGCTCCTTCCTGCGCGATCACGCTCAGGCAGGCACCGCATTTGTTCATCCGGAAAATTCGCCTTAACGCCGACAGCCGCGCGCCGCATCGCGTGCAGAAGTTCGGCCTCACTCTCGAGCCGCTGCCATCCATTTTTGATTTTCCCCTTTTACGTTTTCAACGCTGCTCCTCGAAGTCTTTCATCCACGCGGATGGAAAACGGGCGAACTGATTCACCAGTCTGCTCAGGAGCAATAGTTCGCTTCGCGGCAGAGAGTCAGACGAATCGCGCCCACGGGCAGTGAGATGGCATCGCCGGCGTAGCCCTGGTCCATCGTCCATGGTGCGGTCGAAAGCTCGTTGCAATCGGCGTCCCGCCAGCGGCCGTTGAAATACTCGCCAATCTCATGCCCGATCGCCACGCCTCCGGCGTTTTTGCCAACGTCGTATTGATTGGCCAGAACAATCGTGTCCTTCACGGCCCGAGAGGCAAGCGCGTCGTTATATTCGTCTGCGACCGCGACGCAGACCGCGAGCCGGGCATCGAGGATTTGTTGCTGCGTGAGCTGCTTGGGCGGTGGCGTTCCCCCTGACGGCGGTGCTGCGGCCTTGAGCCCGGCTGCCTTCTCGGGCGAGCTTGGCGGCGGCGCTGCGATAATAGTCGCGAAGAAAAGAATTGTCGCTACTATCGCGCTCGACCACCGTCGGCTCCGCAAGGAGTGGCCATGGGCAAGCATCCGGGTCTGCAGGCGCGGAACGAAACTCGCGACAAAAGCCGCAGAGGAGACGAGCCAAGCGACGGCGAAAATTTCGCCAAGAAGTTCTCTCATAGGTCCGCTCCTCCGATGCTGCGGATTTACTTTGTCTGGCGCCCTTCTATTTGGCAATTCTTCAAGATCACGTTCATCATCTTCCCGTCGCACACGCAAACCGCGTCGAGGAACTGCCCCCTCGACAGAGAGGCCAGTTCGTTTTCGTGCTCTTTCGCGAAGAAAAGCTGCGCGCTCGCGATATCGTCTTCCCGTTGACCGAGCGTGACATACATCGAGTTGAGGATATCCTTTCCGACGCTCCCAACCATTCCGTTCACTTCGATGGTCTTGCCCTTATACTTCTGATCCGCTGCCACTTCATTTGCCTCGTAATCCTCGACCAGTCTGATCGCGTTAATTGACAGCTCCGGCGTGGGCGGTGCTGAAGCGGACGCGCCACGAGAATCTGTGGACGATTGATCGTGATTTCCTAACAGCGCGCCGATGAAGCCCAGCAACACAACCAGCCCGATCATCCCGAGCACTACTCTGCGGAACTTGCCGCCGCCACCGGAAATCGGGGCACCGCAATGCGGACATTTCCCGGCTGAACTGGCGACTTCTTTTGAGCAGACCTTGCACGAAATCAGCTTCGCCATTTTCCTGTCCCTCCTCGCTTATGATTTCAGCCCCGGACGATCGAGCGCGGCGATCCATTCGTAGATCCATCCGAGGTCCTGTTCCGATGCTTTCGATAGGGAGGTCACACATCGGCCGAGTTTCTTCGAGACCAACGCAAAGAGTTCGTCCGGATTGAGATTGATATCCCAGGCGCAGGTCCAGATCGCGTTGACGACCTCTTCTCGCCATGCCTTCCTTCGACTCGGCGGCGGCAGAGCGCGGTGGGAAACATTACCGCTCGGTCTGGTCGCAGCATCGCGCATCTTCTCGATCCGCACGACACCGCCGACAGTTATGACGTTGCAATTTCCGTTGACTTGAATTGCCGGAACCGGCGCGCGCCGACGCCGCGGACGCGGGCGGCTGGCGTCGTTCAGTAGATCGACAATCTCGGCGCGTTTTTTCTCGCGCTCGCGCTCCTCCATCGTGTTTCCTCATAAAGAGTCAGGCGGCGGCTCTTACCAGAGCGAGTACTTTACCTCGATCGGCTTTGCCGGGTTCGGAAGCGAAGAACGCGTACACCTTTCCTATAATCTCGGCTTTCTTGGCCACTGCTGGCCTACGCTCTTTAGACCATTCTTCGACGCATTCCACAACCAGTCGCAGCAGGGCAGCATCGAGTGGTGTTGGCGCACGCTGCTGTGACTGGGCGTGACGGATATCGCCCTTTCCGGTCACCAGCCATCGCGGCGAGATGTCCAGGTGCTCGGAAATCGAGGCAATCACCTCGGCGTCCGGAGCCGTCTCGCCGCTCAAAAACCGGTAGAGCCGCGATTCAGTAATGCCGATCTTTTTCGCGAAGGCGCGATTGCCGCCGGCGAGGCGTGCGATCTCCTGCATCCGGGAGGCAACAGCGGCCCGAAACTCGGACCGTAATTTCTCCCGAGCGGCGCCCCCCGCATTCGCCTTACTCCGCGCAACAGCGGTCAAAATTCCAACGTCTCCTGTTTGTGCTTGACAATCTCCTATAAATAGGAGAGTATCCGTATCCGCATGACGATACTCGCGAAGCGAATCAGAGAACCAATGCCGCTGTCAAGTAAGAGACTCGCCGATCGCCAACCAGTGCGCCGCGACTGGCACAGCGCAGATATCGTCGCCGCGCTGAAGAAAGCCGGATGGTCGCTGCGGCAACTCTCGGTCGCCAATGATTACAAGCCGGGCACGTTGAATCTCGCGATGCGCAAGAAATGGCCGAAGGCCGAATCGATTATTGCCAAAGCGATCGGCCTGCCGCCTTGGGCGATCTGGCCGTCACGTTACCCGGACCGCCAGCACTGAGCACGAAAGGGAGCGCAGACCCGAATGTTCCTGACCAAAGACCCGATAATTGAAATCGACGGCGGGTTTATCGATCACGGCGAAAGATTTCTGACCGTAGTCATGGGCGTCGCGACGCGTCGCGTTGTCTCCCTCATCTCTGAGCGTCCATCAGCAGAGAGTTCTCTGCGCGCCATCCGTCGTTTCGTCGCAGACTACGGCAAGCCGATCGCCCTCCGGCACGACCACGCAAAGGAATATGCCGATCCAATTTTCCGGGATGGATTGTCCGAGTTGGGAATCGGATTGGTCGCAGCGCCTCCGTTTTCCGGTAGCGAGAAATCGTCTGCCGAACGGGTGCTTGGAATGGTCTCGCGCGAACGGCTGGAAGAGACCGAGCGCAGAAGCCGCCAGAGCTGAGGCCACTCGATGAACAACGAACGATGCGCTCGCCAAGCGCATCTCAACTGACGAGGGGAAATTCGTGGGGGAACGAAGCAAGGAATTTTTCAGCGCCGCCGAGCTGCTCGAAGCACGCGCAAAAATAGGCGGCAAGCTGAGCGAAATTATTCCGGGAACGATTCGAGGCATCAACAAGAAAGGGAACCGCGAGCGATGGGAATGCCGCTCGCGGACGGGACGCGGCGGCGGCCGCGAGTACGACATCACGAACTTCTCGAATGAAATTCAAACCGAGCTGTCCGCATTCTGCGGCGGCGCGATTTCAGCTTTGCCGGCTGCGGCGGGAGATGGCAATCCCATTGGTTCGTGCGAAGGTTCGTCCCCCCTTCCTTCCCACGCCCAAGCCGCGGCCGGCAATTCCTCTTCCACGTTTCTCGCGCTGCCGAACTGGCAACGCGGTGCCGCCGAAGCCAAGGCTGAAATCTTAAATCGCCTGCGCCAGTTCATGGCGGCTACCAATCTCGGAATCGAGAACGCGGCGCCGAAATTCGTCGAGCTCTACAATCAGCATCAAATCGAAGTCAGCGCGGAAACGCGCGCCGACTATTCGAAGCTCACGGTTCCTTCGCTCAAGCGATGGCGCCGGAACGGTTCAGCCGGAATCGACAAGCTGGCCGACCATTACGGAAATCGCACCGGTAGCGGACTCATCGACACGCAGCCGGATCTGCGCGGATTTATCCTCAGGCTGATCGAAAAGAATCCGCTGTTCAGCGTCGCGCAGATTCTCGAAGGCGCGAGCGCGGAATTTCACAAGACGGATATCCGCATTCCCTCGTATGGCGCTGTCACGCGATGGATTCAAAAATGGAAGGCGCTTAACCCCTCCGAGTTTCTGCGCATTGCGAATCCCGACGCCTGGAAGTCGCGCTACCGGGTCTCCCTCGGCGACGCGTCGGCGGCGATTACCGAACCGCTCCAGCTCGTCGAGATCGACGGCTCGCCGGTGGACATCTTATGCCTCGACGGACGCCGCTATTACATGACCGTCGCGATCGACGTCTTCACCCGACTATCGGTCGCTGTCATCTCGAAGACGGCGAATGCGGAAGCGGCTCTGCTCACGGTCCGCAAGTTCATCCTTAAGTTCGGCGTCCCCGCCGCGATCAAGCACGACCACGGAAAAGAGTACGAGTCGCGCCGGTTCCAGACCGGATTGCATCATCTGGATATCGCGTCGATCGTCGTCCCGCCGTTTTCCGGCGACAAGAAGCCACACATCGAGCGATTCGTCGGGACAATCATGCACGGCTTCGCGCCGTGGCACGGCGGCTTTATCGGCGCGAACGTCGGCGAGCGCCGCGGAATCGAATCGCGCAAGTCATTCGCCGCGCGCCTCGGCAAGGGGCGCGAGAAAGTTTTGCAGGTCGCGCTCACGCCGGATGATCTTTCGCGCAAGCTCGATGCGTGGATCGACGGTGTTTACGCAAAGCGCGGGCATCGCGGACTCGACGGCGGTTCTCCTGTTGGAAAGTGGAACGGGTGGCTGGAGGCCGGCGGCGCGCCGCGCCGGGTGCCAGATGAGCGGGCGTTGGATGTTCTCTTGGCGGATTGCGGGGAGGTTATGGTTCGCCGCGACGTCGGAATCCAATATGCCAACGCCCGCTTCTGGCACGATGGGCTGATTCCTTTCATCGGCAATAAGGTCCGGCTTTGCGCCTCGGAAGACATGGGCGAGATGCACTGTTTTTCGACCGGCCAAAAACCCGAGTTCATCTGTATTGCGCTCAATGTCGCGCGGCACGGGCTCAGACGCCGCGAGATCGCGATTATCGCGCGCACCTCGCAACGCAAATTCGTCCGCGAACGCAATCTGGAAACCTCACGGCTGCGGAAGAAGTTCACCACCGAACGCGTCGCCGACGCGATCGTCGAGATCGCCGGAAGGAACGGAGAGGCTATCGCACTGCCGGGTCAAATCGAGCTGCACGACACTCCCGAGTTGCGCGCCGCCGCCGACGCGCTCGCGCCGGCTGCCGCCGCGTCGCACGACCCCGAAGAGATCGCGCGCGGCGCGGAAGTGCTGCGCCGGATCGACAACGCCGCGGGCGCACGGACGCTGCCCACCGACGAAGAACTCTTCGCGCGCGCGATGAATCTCGAACAGACCCCGCGCACGCGATGGACCGCGCAGGACCGCGAGTTCATGGCACGGATGGAAGCCGACCCGGATTACCGGGGACGCCGGATGGTGGACATGGAATTTCGCCGCGAACGCGGAATGAAAGCCGCGCGCGCCTGAACTGGTACTCGCCCGAGGGAGGAACGATCGAGATGCTCGCACTTACGGCCCAGACCAACAATATCAAGAAGCTCGCCGCCGCGACCGAGGCGTTAATCACGCGCGCTCCGGGTGCGCCCGGAGCCGGAATCATTTCGGGAGTCAGCGGCGCGGGCAAGACCACCGCTGTCGCATGGCTCGCGAACCGCGTGAACGTCAACGCGGTACACGTCCGTGCGATTCGCGTCTGGACGCCGCTAACGATGCTCGAGTCGATCCTGTTCAACCTCGGCATCGCGCCAAATCGCAAATGCGCCCACATGGTGCATCAGATTGTCGAAGGCCTCGCAACGACCGGCCGTTCGCTGTTCGTTGACGAAGCCGACTACCTGCTCAAACGCCCGGAGCTGGTCGATATCCTGCGCGACCTGCACGACCTCTCGACCGAGCCGCTGATTCTGATCGGGATGGCGGATTTCCTGAAGAACCTCGACAGATGGCCGCAACTCAAGGGACGCGTCGGCCAGAAAGTCGAGTTCCTGCCGCCCGATCTGTCCGACGTAAAGGAATACGTCGCCACCTGCGGCGAAATCGATCTTTCCGATGATGCCGTCGAGTGGCTGCATGAAACCCACGGCGGCACGATGCGCTCGCTCGAAGTCGGACTCGAAATGATCGAGCGCCTGGCGCGCAAGCATGGTCTTAAAAAAGTCCACAAGGCCGACGTCGCGAGCGTCAGTGCTCCATTTCCCGTTCGCGGGCGCCGCGCGGCGGCGTGAGGAACGACGATGCCGCGACTCGGATCTCATATTAAGAAGGTCACGCTCGGCACCGCGCGGTTTCGCATCTGGCGCTCGATGCGGATTCTACGCAGCTTCACGATTCCACAACTGGTCGCCACGTCCGACGCGACCAAGAAAAATGCGACCTCCTATGTTAGCGGCCTCGCGCGCAACGGATATCTGCGGGTCACGCGCACGAAGAAGCCGGGCGCTCCCGGCGTCTACATGCTCGCCCGCAATACCGGACCAAATCCGCCTCGGGTCGGACACGACCACTCGATTTACGATCCGAACCTCGCGGGAGCACGGCGATGAACGCGGGCATCGGCGGCGAATGGATGAAGGTGTTGAAGCGCGAAGCCGATCGCTCCGGCCGCGCGCGAACCGCCGACAAGATCGGCTACTCGGAAAGCGTCGTCAGCGCCGTCCTGGTCGGCAGTTACAACGGCGACTTAACCGCGGTCCAAAAGGCGGTTGAAGGTGCGTTTATGGGCCGCACCGTCGACTGCCCCGAGCTGGGCGAACTGGCGGCCAACCGATGCATCGAACATCAGCGCCGCCCGTTCGCGGCGACCAGCGAAATCCGCGTCCGGCTGTTCAAAGCCTGCCGCTCCGGATGCCCCAACAGCCGACTCACCAGGGAGGAACGCTTGTGAGCCATCTGCGAGTCGAGATGCGGGAGACCACAGCGATCGTTGCGGATTTTTTCCACGTCACTATCCGCGAGCTGCACAACAGACGCCGAACCAATCCGCACGTCGAAACCGCGCGGATGTACGCAGTCTATTTTTGCCGGCAACGCACGGGGGCGTCGCTGCATCAGCTCGGCGATTTTTTCCGCCGGGACCATTCGACCTGCAATTACCATGTCGAGCTCGTGAAGAAGCTGATCGCGGGCCGCGACCGCGAAGTTGCGCGCCACGTCAGCAGTATCGTCGCGCAGCTCACGCGCCTGATGCCGGTGCCGGTGCTGGCGATGGAGAAAGCGGCGTGAACATGACCGGCAATTTCCTCTCCTGGCTGTTCGAGGATCCTTACGTCCGCGGCCTCGGGCTGCAGTTCATACTCGCGCGCGGAGCGGGAGATATTCCGCGCGAGATGACCTTCTGGCGTTTCGCCGATCTGCGTTTGCGCGGTGCCGATCCATATCTCAACGGAACCGGAGATCGCTGATGAGTAAAAAGAACACGCCGGCGGTGCGGCCGGCCACCAGCGACAAGGAAGCGGATCTTCTGATTGCCGCGATCGGCGCGGAGAGCCGCGAGATCGTGATGATCCAGACCGCGCTCAGCGAGGATATCGCGAAAATCAAGGTTGAGTACGAGGCGAAAGCCGCGCCAATCGCCGCGCGAATCGAAGAAGCGACCGAAGCCGTGCGCCTCTACTGCGAGGCTAATCGGAAGAGGCTCTGCCCGAAAGAGCTTAAGACGTATCGCTTTCCGAGCGGCGATATTTCGTGGCGCGCCAAGCCGAAAAGCGTGAAGGTGCGCGGCAAAGCCGAGCGCGTGATCGATTGGCTGCGTCAGCATGGTCCGGCCAAGTTCCTGCGCGAAAAACCCGAGCTCAACAAAGAAGCGATGCTCGAGGATATCGCCGAAGCCGAGAAAGTCCCCGGCATAACGATCAAATCCGGCGGCGAAGATTTTTCAATATCTCCCTTTGACGCCAAACTTTCTCAGGAGGTCGCGTAATGATGTTTACAATCAAAGTCAGAATTACCTGCCGCGATTGCGATCGCGAATACAGCAGCACGGTGCGCGCTTCGCACGGGATCGACGCGGCGATCGATTTCCTGCCCCTGTGCGCGCAGGGGGGCTGGACAGATCTCTCTTGGGCGAGCTGGCTTGTTGGTCCGAAGGGCCAGCGCGACTCAATCGAAACGGAGGGACTCTGCGCGGCCTGCACGCTCCAACACAAATCTTTCGGTCTTGAATGCACGCCGATTCCCTCCAGCAAGGACGCCCGGTACGCACTTCTTTTCTCCATCACGCATCGATTCGAGGAGGTCGCGTGATGGGCTATGAAGTAATTCGCCGCGAAGACGGCGGCGTCGTGATGATCGCCTGCCGTCGCGGGGGACGCGCCGCGCGATGCCAGGTGCCCGGATGCGTGAATAACCACACGGCACTTTGTGACTATCCGCTCGGCGGCATACGTGCCGACGCGACCTGCGACATGCGCCTGTGCGGATCGCATCGCGTGCCGCAACCGGACCGCGACCGGGATTACTGCCCGACGCACGCGAAGGGAGCGTAGTGATGGATGCACTGCTTTTGACGGTTGCAGTTTGCGGAATCGTGCTGGCGATCCTTGGGCGGCTCGCCGATCGATTTCCGCTCTGACGGAGGACGCGCAATGAAACTCGTGCCTCTCATAGTTGTAGCCGCCATGTCCAGCGCCGACCTGGCGTTATGCATTTGGGCGATCGCGCGATGGACCCGCGAAGAAAAACGGCGGCGTGCCGCGCAGATGCGACGGGTGAATCCACGCCCGGCGCGGCCCACGCAGTATCCCGACTGAGCGATGGCGACGCGAAAAAAAGCAACGGGGCCCGCCCTCTTGTTCGGCACTTCGGCGAAGCGCACCTCGGACTTAGTGCATGTGCGCACTATCGTCGAGTCCGTCGCCGAGGCGCTTGGACTGGATGTCCCCGTGATGCTCAGCCGGCGGCGCACCTGGTATCTGACCGAGGCGCGGTACGTCGCGGCGTTCCTGATTCGCGCGCGGCTGCATCTGGGCGCTCGCGAGATCGCATTCCTCATCGGATTTCAGGACCACACAACCGTGCTCGACGGAATCAAGCAGGTTAGCCGCCGCGCCAGGGCGAACGCGTGGCGCGGCTTTATCGACGAAATCGACCGCGACTCGCTCCGGCGATTCGCGCAAGCGGCGGGCAGCGGAGGGCATGATGATGATCGATGAACCATTCGATAGCTGGCTCGCGCGCGACAAGGCGATTGCGGCGCTCGAACGATGCGCGCGAAATCGGCGCCGGCTCGCGCGCACCAAGGCTTCCTTCAAAAAAGCCAAGCAGGAATACGCGGCCGCGCGCGGCGAGTACGACGCCGCCTTCCGCGATCTGCGCAAAGCGCTGGTCCCAAGTCCCGACGATAATCAGCCCGCGCTTCCGTTCGGCCACGCCGAAGGCGCGCACGAGGACCGAAAGGAAGCGCTGCAACAATAGATTCGCAATCGAGGATGAGGGGAGGGGCGGAAATGGGCGGCGGAGTTGAGAGCAGGATTGAGCGCGGCGCGATCGCAGATCCATCCGAGGCTGACGATTACACGACATCGCAGTACTACGACCTGCGGCGCCCCAGCCTTCCTGCCGATCCGGAAGCGGCCGGAGCCATCAGGCTGATGATGGCGATTCTCGAAACCTCAATCGAGGACTTTCTCGGTCCTTATGTGTCGAACGGCGAGACGGTGGCCGGCGAGTTCATCAGCGAGCTGCCGCGACGGCGCAAAGCTCTGGCTAGAAGCGCCGAGAAATGGATCGTCGCCCGCGGGGGCACGGCGCCGTTTTCGTTCGAGAAATTGTGCGAGGCGCTGGAGTTCGACGCGGAATGGCTGCGCAACGGGCTACTCGCCAAACAGGCGCAACTGAAAGCGCGCGGCGCCGACCGCGAGGAAATTTAGCAGGAAAAAACTGAAGCGAGGAGGATCTCGATGCCCGCGTCCGAAGAGTTCACCCATATAGATGTTGCGAAGCTTCACGAATCGAAGCTCAATCCGCGCAAGACCTTTCTGAAACTCGACGATCTGAAAGCCTCTATCGCCGCGGTCGGAAAAGTCCTGACTCCGCTGCTGGTCCGGCCCGGCGCGGGCGGCTTCGAGATTCTCGGAGGCGCGCGCCGTTTCCGCGCAGCCAAAGCGCTCGGCCTCGAGACCGTGCCCGCGCGCGTCCTGGCCGATATCGACGACAAGACCGCACTCGAAATTATTGTAATCGACAATCTCCAGCGCGAGGACGTGCAGCCGCTCGAAGAAGCCGAGGGCTACCAGGCGCTGATGAAAGAAGGCGGCTATGACGTCGAGGCGCTCGCGAAGAAGATCGGCAAGTCGCAGAGCTTCGTCTATCAGCGCCTCAAGCTGTGCGAGCTGATTACTCCCGTGAAGCGCGCGCTCGCGTCCGGAGAGCTGACGGCGGGACACGCGATTTTGCTCGCACGTCTGCAGCCGCGCGACCAGAAAGAAGCTTTGCAGACGTGTGCAAGGGAAGACTGGGACGATGACGGCGGCCGCAAGGCCGCAAAGATCATTATCTCGGTCCGGGAACTGGCCTCGTGGATCAAGCGCGAGCTGCAATGTGACCTTTCCGCGGCGCCGTGGAAGAAAGACGATCCTGGCCTCCTCGCCGATGCCGGCGCGTGTTCGGCCTGTCCGAAGAACACCGCGAATATGGTGACGGACGACGCGGCCGGCGCGAAGCCTGAATGCACTGATCGCGAATGCTTCCAGGCCAAGCTCGCCGCGCATCTCGAGCGCCGCAAACGCGAGCTCGCGGGTGAGGAGACCGTCGTCGAGATCGCGACGGAATATGGCTCGAATCTGCCGAAGAGCGTTCACGAGGCTTATAGCTATCGCAAGATTTCCAGCACGGACGATAAGTGCGACCACATGGTCAAAGGCCTCGTCGTCCACGGGCACGATATTGGCCAAGTTTACGATATCTGCGTCACAAAGAATTGCGCGAAGCATCGCAGCTATTCCAGCGGCAGCGGGGAACCCGAGCGCCGCGATGAGCAGCGCCTGAAAGAGAAAAAGGCGGCGGCCGAATCCGTCGCGCGGCGCAAGACTCTCGCAGCCGTCGCCGAGAAAGTGAACCATCTCTCGCCCGATGATCTGCGCCTGGTCATTCGCGGCTATCTCCACGAGATGTGCCAGGACGCCAAGCGCCTGATGCTGAAGCATCTCGGCCTCGCGAAAGACGGCTATCAATACGACACGCCGATTACGCGCCAGCTCGGCGCGATGAAAGAGCCCGAGCTCGCGCGGCTCCTGGTCACGCTGGCTCTTATCAACACCACTGTCGTCGGCGTGTGGAACGCGCAGCCGGCCACGGCTCTGAACGACGCGGCGAAACGCTATCGCGTGACGCCGGTCAAACCCGAACCGGTCACGCTCAAGAAGTCCAAAAGCGTACCAAAAAAAGCCGCACCCAAATCCGGGCGCAAGGCTGCTTAAGGAGAAGGTCTGCGACGATGGGCACCGCCGCGCCCGAAGACACCGCAGCAGGAATTATTTCTGCCGCAACGGGGACGATTCACCGGGCCGGTGAAAATCGCGACCGACACCAGCGTTGCGAGCGCGGCGAGCGTTGGAATCGTGCGCGGCGGCGACGTCGCTTCCGGTTTGATCGGCGTCCTTCAGCAGCATGCCAAAACAGTCCGGCGCGAAGGCATGAACTTCGCGAAAACGGTCCGGCGCGAAGTCCTCGAGTATCTCGAAACGCATTCCCAGGGCGCGACGGCCGACGAGATCGCTTACGCGCTCAGGCATTCCGTTCTCACCGTGCGCCCGCGCGTATCGGAGCTGGCCAGAAAGAAGCCGCCGATAGTGGTCGATTCGGGGCGGCGCGGGACCAACTCCAGTGGGCGTCGCGCAATCGTATGGCTCGCGACACAACCGCGGCTCGAAGCCGCGCGTGATGAGGATGAGAGGTGATGGAGAAGAACAAAATCAACACGATCATTCTGCCTGGGTGGGTTGAAATCACGTCGATAGAAGGCGAGCGCAAATCCTTTTTTGTGCGCGAGATCGACAATATCGCCGAGGGCAATTCCCGCGGCCGCGCCGGCTCGATCGTTTTCCTTAAGAGCACCCGCTATCTGTTCGCGCGCGAATCCTACGACAGGCTCAAGCAACTCATCGCGGCGGCCGAGGCGCAACTGCGCATCACGAAAGCCTCACTGCGAGCTGGTTTAGATCTGTGGACGATGAAGCGTCCGGGAAATGAGGGCAACACCCTTACCTTTCAGGGGAATCCAAATGACGAGTAACGCCATTTTCACTGCGCCCTGTTCATATTGCCGACGTGGCATGCATGCGCTCTGTCTCGGCTCTCGCCGCGGCGAGAAATGCACCTGCGGGTGTCAGATCGGCGCGCCTGCCGATTATAGAACCGCGCCGCCCGACGAACCTGCCGACGCGCTGGTCGAAGAAGGCGACATCATCGCGATCATGGGCAAGGGACGACTCTCGCACGGGATCGCGTGGCTCACGACGCCGAAAGGCGGCATCCGCGTAAGCCACGTCGGGATGATCGTCGGCGCCAAGCCGCCGCTCGTGAATGAGGCGCTGACGCGCACGCGCGTTAGGCCGCTATGGGTTTCGATCGCGGACGCCGAGCACGCTTGGATCCTGAAGCCGCTGAAACTGCATCGGCAATTTCGATGGTCGATCGTCGAACGTGATGTCACTTACTCTGCCGCCTCCTATGACTACCTGAAGATCTTTCTGCAGCTCGCCGACGCGATCGCGGGAAAGATTCGCGGGCGCCGCGTCTCCTGGTTCATGACCCGTCTCGGCTTCTGGAATCGTCCGATCTGCTCGTACGAGGTAGGGCAGTCATTCGCCGAGGAGGGACTCAACTTCGGTGTCCCCGATCGCGCCGCCACACCGGCGGACATCATGCTGTTCGCGTTCAAGCATCAGCACGACTGGTACCGAATCCTTCAGATCAAGTGAGAGCGGCGATGGAGAAGCTGGGACAGATAGTAAAAATTGACCGCGAACGGATTCGGCCGTTCGCCGGCCAGCCGCGCGAGTATTTCGACGAGACCGCTCTGAATGACCTCGCGCGCAGCATCAAGGCTGTCGGCCAGCAAGTGCCGATTACGGTGCGCCGATTGCCCCGTCCCGCTGGCAAGCACCTCTTCGAGCTGGTTGACGGCCAGCGGCGATGGCTTGCGTGCGGAATCGCGAAAGTGGCGACGATGATCGCGTGGATCGCGGGCGAGATGATCGAGCCGGAAGATCAGTTCCTCTCTTCCGTGATCGCCAACTTCGCGCGCGCGGAACATACGCCGATGGAGATCGCAAAGGCGATCGCGCGCATCCGCAAACGTCCGGAGATCGCGCGAATCGAGAGCCGGCAGAAACAGACCGAGGCGATCGCGGATATTTTCGGCAAAAGCTTTGGGTGGGTATATCAATTTGAAAAGCTTCTGCGCCTCGCCCCGGCGCTGCAAAGACGTGTCGGACGCAACCAGCTCGGAACGCGCATCGCCGAACACCTCGCATTGCTCCCGGAAGAAGAGCAGCTCAAGTGCTTCGAGTTTATGAGCGAGCGGGAATATGACCGCGACCAACAAGTCGCATGCGCACGGCGATGGCAGAAACGCCAGAGATTGACGGGCAGCGGCCACAAGGCGCCGGACCGAACGCAGTACTCCGTCCGCAGCGCCATCACCAAAATGACGGAGGCCTCGGCCGCGCTGATCGGTCTCGACGCGGACGAACTCGCGGCCGCGATCCTGAAACTCTCTGAAGGCGACCGCGCCGCAATGCTGCGCCGCATCGGCTCGCTGATCGAGCATCTGACGAAGCTCAAACAAGTCGCGACCCGCGTGGCGCTATCCCGCCGCGCCGCGTGATTGGGAGGAACCGATGACCGACAAGCAGAAGATCGCGAAACTCAGCCGCGCACTCCGCGCAATCTGCGACGATGAAGAGCAGGTCGCGCGTACCTCCTACTACGTCAGACACGCCGGCCCCTTCATCGAGCAATGGGAGCGCGCCGCTCCCGACCATTATCGTCTCTGGAAAAATGGCCGCGACGCCTTAGCCGAGGCGAAGAAATGAGCGCGATGAGGACTTGCCCGATCCCTGGATGCGGCGCCGGCCTGCGCTCAGGTCATCTGATGTGCCTGAGGCATTGGCGGATGGTCCCGCAGCCGAAGCAGCGCGAGGTCAATCGCACCTGGCGTTACTTGCGGAAGGTGGGGACGCGGAAAAGCATCGTCGAGTACGAAGCCTCAGTGAAAGCGGCAATCGACGCGATCGCCGCCGAGGTCGAGAGGTCGCTGCCATGAAAGCACTCACTCTCACGCAACCCTGGGCGACACTTGTCGCACAAGGCTTCAAATGCATCGAGACACGCTCATGGGCTACCAATTATCGCGGGCTTCTCGCGATCCATGCCGCTAAAACATTCCCGCGCGCATGCCGCGAGCTGCTCGCCGAGCCGGCATTCCAGGTCCTCCAAGACGCGAACCTCCCACTCGGCGCGGTCATCGGCATCTGCCGCCTCCACCAATGCCTGCGGATGCCCGAAGGAATAGTCAATTTCCGAGCCTGGATCGAGCGGAGATTCGGCCAGGTCACGGCGCCGGAGCTGGAGGTTCAGCGCGGCGACTTCTCTCCCGGCCGCTTTGCATGGGATCTGCGTTTCGCGCGCGAGCTGGATGTGCCGATTCCGGCGAAAGGAATGCTCGGCCTCTGGGAGTGGAGGCCTCCGGCTGAAGCACCAGGCTGGCTGCCATGAACATCTTCATCGTTTTCGGAGATTCCGGACAATATGAAACTCAGTATTGGCCGGTCGCCGCATTCCCCGATCGGGGCTCCGCGGAGAAACATGCGGAGCTCGCCCTGAACCGCGCGCGGCAATTGAGCCAAAAGTTCCAGGCTGCGGTCGATGCGGTCCAGGATGAGAGCGATGAGCCTTTTCCCAACCGCGAAAAATTCCTGAAACGCAACTCTTTCGATCGTAATGCCGATGACTTCGCCGAGCGGTATTTCGTCTGGACAATTCCCCTCAAAGGAGTTCTGCGATGAGTGACAAAACCGGAATCCAATGGACCGACGCGACCTGGAATCCCGTTTCGGGATGCTCCAAAGTCTCGCCCGGATGCAAAAACTGCTACGCCGAGCGCGATTGGAATCGGCTCAGCAAGAATCCGAAGTCGCCATATTTCGGCCGGGACTTCACCGACGTGAAGCTCCATCCCGAGCGCCTCGCTCAGCCGCTGCGATGGAGGAAACGGCCGCGCAGAATTTTTGTCAACTCGATGTCGGACTTATTCCATGAGGACGTACCTAACAATTTTATCGCGGATGTCTTTTGGTTCATGGAGGGTGTGGCTCCGATGCACACCTATCAAATCCTGACGAAGCGTCCGGAGCGGATGCGCGAGCTACTGACGAAATGGAGCGAGCTCACGGAGTGGAACGCCGAGCCCAATGTCCATCTCGGTGTCAGCGTCGAGACCCGCGAGCAATACGGCCGTATCAGCGAGCTCCATCACACGCCGGCGGCGGTGAAGTTCCTGAGCCTCGAGCCTCTGCTCGAAGCGGTGCCTGATCTTCCGCTGATGGATTATCCGTCGCGAATCGAATGGGTAATCGTCGGCGGCGAGAGCGGTCCGAACGCGCGGCCCTGCAACATCAACTGGATCCGCCAGATCGTTGCGCAATGCCGCGCCGCCGGCGTTCCCGTCTTCGTCAAGCAGCTCGGTGCGGTTCCCTGTCAATTCGATGAGGGAGGTCCACGCAACCAGATTCCGCGAATATTTCGCAACCGTCTCGATCGCGCCGGCGCCGATCCCGCCGAATGGCCGGAAGACCTGCGCATCCGCGAGTTCCCGCGATGAACGATCGGATTCCAATCACGGAGGGCTGGCTCAAGGGCGTTGGCTTCAGGTGGCACCAGCTCGACCGGCAGCCCGAAATGCATTGGCTATTATGGCTCGGCGGCGGGATCGACGGAGCCGGAACCTCTTTCGAGGATTTGGGAATTGAGATTGCGAGTTGCGCGTACACGGGGCAGACCGGCGCGCGCAACCTGGAAGGCTCGTGGTTTTGCTGGCTGCGCAGCGACACGGCGCATCGCTATTCCCGCTTCCTGCACATCCGCCATATCCGGTTCCAAGACGAAGTTATCCATCTCGTCGAAGCGCTGAGCGGCCTTCCCTGGAAACCGGAAAATCATATCTACGGGTCGCTGCACGCGCAGCCGCAGGCCGACCGTATCCGCGCCGAATGGCAACGGTTCGATCTGCGGATGCTCCGCGACGGATACAAGTGGCGCGAGATTGAAAAAGACGACTCGCGCGGCCAAGCGCTCCCCGATCACATGGAAGAGGCGGAGAAGTCGCGAGGGCGCAAGCGATGAGGATGCGATGCGCCGACTGCTTGGAGCAGATGGTGATTAATGAGGCATATCAGCTCGCGATCTGTCCACGCTGCGATCGGGCGGTCTGCCTGAGACACGGCCCGCAGCTTCGACGGCTCATCCGCGCTCGTTGTCCAGCGTGCGAGGCAATGACCTGCATGACCCATCGCACGTGGCAGGAGGGCGATTACCTGACCGGGCCGCTCGAATGCGCAAATTGCCGCGCCGGCCGAATTGCGACCGAGACAGCACGCGCGGAATCTGCGAATGCATGAACTCAAGCGATTAGCGCAAAGCCTAAATTGCGAGGCCTTTCACGAGGACGGCATCCAACCGGCGGCGCGCGCGAACGTCAAGAGATTTTACGGTCGTCTCGCGGGAATGGAGCGCTCAGGAAGCGCTGCATCTCGCGCCATTGCTCGAGTGTCATCTGGTGCGCGAGCCGAGCGTGCTCTTCCTGCGCCTGGTTGTCGTCAGCAACTTCTATTTCGCAAGGCAAGCATTTCATACCCGCCAGACTCGGCCTCGAGGCGCAGCGGATCAAGACCTCGCTGCACGTCCGTAAACAGCGTGTCCGCAGCTATGGAGATGAGATGGTGAAAGAGAAACCGGAACTCCGGCTCGCGAAGGACCTGTCTCTCCCGGCCGATACGGCGCCAGCACAGCGCTTTGCGTTCATCGGACGCGTTGGCAGCGGCAAGACCTACGCCGCCGGAAAGTTCGTCGAGTTGCTGTACGATTCCGGCCGTCAGGTAGTCGTAGTCGATCCGGTGGGCAATTGGGGACGCGGTCTGCGCATCGCCGCGGACGGAAAAGATCGCGGACTCGATATTCCAATTTTTGGCAGGAGCATTGGCGCGAATGCGGACTTTCCTCTTGAGCCGACCGGCGGGAAGTTGATCGCCGACGTTATCGTGGACCATCGCGCGTCGATGGTCCTGGACGTTAGCGAGATGACATACGGCGAGCAGTGCCGATTCATGGCAGACTTCGCGCCGCACCTGCTCCAGCGCAAGAAGGGCGCGAAGTCACCGCTGATGCTCGTCGTCGAGGAAGCCCAGGAGTTCATTCCGGAGCGGACGTTCAGAAACACCGCCGTGATGGTCGGCGCGATGACGCGGCTGGTGAAACTTGGCCGCAACTATGGAATTGGCTTCGCGCTCATCACTCAGCGTCCCCAAGCGGTCAGCAAGGAAGTACTCAATCTTACTGAGGTGCTGTTCGTCTTCCAGACATCCGGACCGCAGGAGCGCAAGGCGATCGCGGGCTGGGTCACCACGAAGGGGCTCGACCTGCACGCGCAGCTCGAGGAGCTGCCGGGCCTCGATCCTGGCGACGGATTCCTGTGGTCACCGCAGTGGCTCAAGACATTCCGTAAAGTTCGCGTGCTGCCGAAGCGGACTTTCGACGCGTCGGCGACTCCGACCGAGATCGAGCTGCATGCGGATCTCAAGCCGATCGATCTGAAACAGATCACCGCTGCGATGGCGGACACGATCGAACGGGCGAAGCTCGACGATCCGCGCGAACTCAAACGACAACTCGCGGACCTCAAACGCGAGCTCGCGGCGAAGCCAAAGCCCGTCGCCGCGCCGGATGAATCGGCGATCGCGCGCGCCGTCGCTGATGGCGTTGCGCGGCAGCACAGCGAATGGGTCCACCATACCAACGATGCGCTGATGCTGGTCGGCGACCTGCAGAAGGAAATGCAGAAAGCGGTCGGCGCCCTCGGGTTGCTTGAATCGACGCTGTGTCACACTCCGATCCCCAAGGCCGGGATTTCCTTCGGCAGGCTCAGGACAGGCTCTCGCGCGGCAGCCACGCGCGGGAATGACATAAAGAGATCTCCATCCGTTTCAGTGGCACCGGCTTTAGCCGGTGTGAATCACAGGCTAAAGCCTGTGCCACAGCAGTCCCGCAACGGCAACGGCGCCGGCGGCACGCTCGCGAAGGGAGAGCGGATCGTGCTGACGGCGATCGCGCAATATCCAGACGGCGTCGAGCGCGATGACCTGACGATCCTGACTGGCTACAAACGCAGCACGCGGGATTCCTATATCCAGCGCCTGCAGGCCGCGGGAAACGTCGCGCTGGATGGCAGCGTTATCGTCGCCACCGATGAAGGCGTCGCGGCGCTCGGCGATTTTGAGCCGCTGCCGAGTGGCGATGCGCTTTATCAGTGGTGGTTGCCGCGATTGCCCGACGGCGAGCGCAAGGTGCTGGAATTTCTGCACCGGATTTCCGATTGGGCGCCGCGCGACGATATCAGCGAAGGCACTGACTACAAGCGCAGCACGCGCGACTCGTATATCCAGCGGCTGCGCGCGCGCCGGCTCGTCGAAATAAACAGCGCCGGCGGCGTCCGCGCCAGCGAAGGATTGTTCGATTGATGAAATTCGAGATCAGAGAAGTCGAAATGTCCGATACGAACGGACCGAACTGGGTTGGCATCAAGCACTATCGTCTTATCGCTGACGGTAGGGAAATTGCGGAATGCTTCACGCGCGAATGGGCTGAGCGGCTGGCGCAGTCAGCGAGATTCTCAGGTGCGACCGGCGCACTAGATAGTGCAATAGACCGCCTCATCAAGGCCAGCAACAAACTGCACACTCTCCTGGGCGATCGAAATGCCGATGCGCACTGACGATCCTCGCCGGCGTGCGGATTTGGCCGCGATCCATGTCGCGAAAAAGCAGCTTCGCCTCGATGACGATCTCTATCGCGAGATCATCCGGACCGTCACCGAAGGAAGAATCGAGAGCGCCGCAGATGCAACGCCGCGAGAGCGAGGCGCGATTATCGAGCATCTGCGGAGCAAGGGCTTCCGGAAGCAGGAGTCGAATGTTCGGCCGCTGCGGCAGGCGCAGGGCCGGATGGCGCGCGGGCTTTGGATCGAGGGCGCGAAGCTCGGAATCGTCAGAGACAAGAGCGACGATGCGTTCCGTAAATTCGTGAAATCCGTCGCCGGCGTCGACCGGCCCGAATGGATGACTCCGGCACAAGCTAACAAAGTCATCGAAGCGCTGAAGGCGATGCATCGTAGGAAGAGTGGGGAGGAGGTACGAGGAGATGGCTTTGATGGATGAAATCGTCGCGGCGCTGGGCGCGCGGCAGGCGCAAGCGCTTGTCGAGGAGTTTGGCGGGATGCGAGTTTACATCCCGGTTGTCGCGCGCCCAGCTGACCGAATCAGCGAAGCGGTTGGCCTCGATGCCGCGACGGCACTATCGCGTCGATTCGGCGGCGAGAAGGTGGACATCCCAAATCCGTCAGCGCGCCGGAAAAGAATTATCGCGCTACACGCCGCCGGCGTCGCAGACCAGGAGATCGCCAGGCAGCTCGGTTGCACTCAGCGATGGGTTCAAAAGGTCCTCCACGAGCACCGCGAGTACCGCACCGCGTGAACTTGGAACTGCGAACTTGGAACCGAACTTGGAACTGCGCTGGTTCCAGGTTCATGCGCTTAGGCACGCTTACGCGCGTATTTTCGCGTTGCTGGCGAGATCCAACCGATCGGTTCCAAGTTGCCGGAAACCCAGTTTCACCGGCACTTAATGGCCCGGAAAGCCCTTCAAAATTGCCCGAAATCCGGAGATTGTCCACCCTGGTCCAGGCATAGTCCTCGATAGTCCGCACCGATCACACCATCCTGTAACCGACA